CTGTGGAGTCGTATGAGGCGTAGATGTCTTTGCCGCTCGACTTGGTGGGCTTGTACTTGGTGTCGCAGGTTGCACCGACTGGCGCACGGTCCTTTGTCTTAATGAGTGCGCCGTTGGTCAGTGTGTAGGCTGGGCGGGTGGTTAGCTTGCCGTTGGGCTTGACAACATACCAGTCTGCGCCACGTGGGCACTGTGCTTGCGCCACCATCGGGATACACAGCGCAAGCACGCAGGCCAATCTACGCAAGGACTTCCTCTACCCGCGTGGCGTCCACATGATCTTCGCTGCCGATCTTTCCCCCATCGACATCGTAATAAGTGATGGAGTACACATCCTCGCTGCGGCGCAGACCGACTACACGGCCATCGTCTAGCGTGACCGTGGCGGCTTCGTGGTGGCCGCAGCAGTCCTCAGTTTTGAAAACAACGTCTGAAAGTTTCATGATTTTTTATCCTTCGATTTTTCGGCAGAAAGGCGCAGACAAGATCATTGTTTGCTGCGCCGATGTGGACGATGGGACGACCGTCATTCGGTAGCCGATCATTGTTGTGTCAATGTCGGCATGGGCATGGCTGACGGCACGCACTGTGGTTACGCCAGTGCCAAATAGTGTTGCCAGCGGAGTGCCGACACTATTGGCAAGCTGCATGATTGACCCCGAATCATTGGGAAAGCTGTTGCTGTGTGGTGCCTCAATAATCAAGCGGTTGTCCTCGGCCCGTGCACAGTTGTGGTACTGGGCCAAGGATGCGTAGGCCGCATCTGCCGCGATTGCGGTGTTGATGGCAGCAGCAACCGCCTTGGCCGTGGTCAGGCCATTGACTGCAATCGCCGCGCTGGTTCCTCGGTTGTCGATGTTGAGCGTGATGGAGTCCGTTCCGCCAAAGCTGAACGGGCCAGCAATACCGCGCGCATATGCGGGCGCGGGGTTTTTACGTGGGGGAACTGTAAACAGCATCTTGGCAACGCCAACCGTGCCGCCGTAGGCCGGATGCGACGATACAAAGGTTTGGCCGATGTTGTTGCCGTCACCCATGCCGTTATGAATGGCGTACAGATTGAGACGCACGCTGTTGGCGCTGCCCCAGTTCGACAAGTCCATAAACATACCGAGCGAGTACGTTTTACCCGGCTCCAAGGTCAGCATGCAGCCAATAGGCGTTTTGTTGGATCCAAGCGCGCCCACTGTTTGCAGGGTCAGCGCACCGTCTGCGATCGCGGCCTGTGCCCAGTCGGATGACGATGTACTGACCGCCCAGCCGGGCATTGCCATGCCGCCGTTACCTTGCAGCACGGTAGTGATGCCAAGGATGTTGTTGGAGCGGCCATTGCGGAACTTGGGGTTGAACACCAAATTGCTCGGGGCACGTTTTTTGAGCCGGTAGTATTCCGCTTCGGTGGGCGCAAGGATCTCAATCCGTCCAGCATCGCGCAGTGCAGCGGCATATTTGACTTCGCGCACGTAGGGGCCTTCGTCTTGATCGGCGCTGCTGGTGTAGAGCGATGGGCTTTGTACGTTGAGCGTATAGCCTGATGCATCGTTTGGCGTGGGGGTACACAAGTGGTTAAGCCAGTTGACCACCCAGCCGTCCCCATCACCCAGCGCATCAATGACCGCCAAAACATCGGACTCTGTGTAAGGAGTGGACGACGCCGACGCAGAGATAGACGTAAAGTGCCCGGTGAACTTGCCCGCATGATTGGCGGGCATGGCGTGGGGAGAAATGCCCGAATACAACTCGGCGTAAGACCGGTTGCCGCGCCACGATACATGCTCGTCCGCAATTTCTTCGGTGTGCCATGGCCAGAAACGCCCACCAGATTGCGCAAAAGAATTGAGAGTGAGGCCGTAGAGCGAAGCCGCACGTTCTTTTGTCGCTTTGATCTGCCGCAGGAAGGTGTAGTTGTGGCCGATACCACCAGAGCATTGAATGCCGTAGTGGTTGATAGAGCGCGCCTGCCCGATGCGGTGCAAGCCAGTGCCCAGTTCGTCACCAAAGCAGTACGTTTCTCGCTGCTTTTGTCCGGGGTTGAGGGCCGACGAACCAGCCACTGTTTGGGCGGCGTAGCCGTTGTCCATCACCAAAGCAGTCAGTCCGGTGACGTTGAGAGCGTTGATGGCTGTGACAATAGCAGTAAGCGTTGTCGATGTAGATTGAGCAATCAGGCGTGCGCCGTCCGCGAAGATGCTGAAGAAGTTTGATCCATCGTTAACGCTGATGGAAACATCCTTGTAGGCCGTCCCAGAATAGCGGATCATGATGCCGCCAGACAGAGCAAATCGCTGGTTGCTGTTTGTGGTATCACTACCACCAAGCGAAACGACGCTACGCGCTGCGTTCAGAGGCATCATAGATGTAGATGGCTCTGTCCCTAGTAGCTCGGTTGCAATCTCGCAATTCCACCCAGCCAGCGCGGCGATGGCAGCACTCAAAGTTGCAAGCGTTGTGTAGGTTGCGAACGCGAAGTTTGTAGCGCCCGTAGTGGCTGTGCTTGTAGTTAGTTGCGTTGTGCTGACATTGACTGTTGGTGTAGCCTCGGCGCCTGTGTACCAGACACGGATACCTGTATTTGCCAACTCCCAAAAGTGCGCGTGTCGGGCGCCATGGCTGACAAACTCCACGCCTTGCGACTGCAATGTTTGCGCCTGCGCCACTGTCATCATTTCGGTCTTGCCCAGCGTTGCACCGTAGCCACTTGTATGCTCGGCAGACTCATCTGCGCAGATTGCCAGGTATGGGCGGATTCCAAGATCGGAAAACATCTTGCCAAGACCGTTATTCTCTGTGCCCCACCACTGCTTATACGGATGGTCGCCTCCCATAGTCAGTACAGACTTATTTACGGATGCAGGGGCTGTCGAGGGCCCTAATAATGGACCAATTCCTAATAATGCTGTTTTACCACCTGGAGTAACAAACGCATCAGGCGTGCCGTCGTCCAGGCAGCGCAGCAGCACACCGGTGCTTTCCAATTTCGTGAAGCGGGTCATGGTGAATCCTTCCGTTAAAAACTATTACTGTGCGAGTCGCGCCCATACGCCCAATGCGCCAGAGCGTTGAATGTATCCGTCAAGGCTGTAGCGAACGGCATCCCAGCAGTGGTTATTCTTATCCACTACGATTGGGAGCACCATAGGCTGGCCCTTCTCGTCAACTTGATGTTTGTCGACCTTGTAGCGCCACAGGTAGGCTTCCTCTGCTGTCTTGACGCAGCGGGGATGGATGATGATCTTCCTAAAGCCACGTAGGTGGGCAATCCCATCCTTTACGGATCCATCCCACTTATCAGCAGCAGAGATATTGAAGCCCTCCCTGCGGAGCTTGCTTATCGTCTCTGGTCTAGCACCGTCAGCCTTGATTGGCCAATCCTCGGAGCCGGGCACCTCTTGGTAGAACTCCTTCATTTCGTCCAGCTCGACGCCTACTCCGTAAGCCTCATACTCAACGTATAAGCAATCGTTGAGGATAAAGCTCCGGATCAAGGTCGATGGGTCCTGGGCGAATCCGAAGTCACCACCATATAGCAAGCGCTGGGCTTCGTGGTAGAGTTTGTCGCTGAACTCCTCGACCACATACTTGCCACTCAAGATGACGGCATTGCTGATCCTCCGTGGCATCCCGAGCCAGATGTGCTCGTAGAGGTGGAAGTCGTTAGCCTTGTCATCCTCCATTTCTTCACGGAGGGGACCGCCGAAGTATGGGTTGCTATCGAAGTTGACCTTATGGACGATGCTGTTGCTACGGGGCTTGATCACGAAGCGCTGGTGCGTAGCATCCTGCTCGTCAATCAAATTGTAGCTAACCCATATCTCCGAATCATCCTTACGGATCGTAGGACCAAGGGTCTGCCAGGATCGTGCTGTGACGGTCTGGGCTTCCTCTACCCAGCATATGTCAATGCCCTCCGTAGACTTAATGCCCTCCTCGTTGGCATGCAAGCCTTTGAAGATGAACTCCGAGCCAGTGCGTGACTTGATCGAATCCGCAGTGACCACAAACCACGTATCTAGTCCTAGCCGGGTGATCGTATCCTTGAGCAGCTTATGGCTAGAGTCCTTAATGCTGTTCTGATACTCGCGGGTGCAGAGGATCCGGAGTGGTGCTGCTGCTGCCTTCCGGATTAGTGCCTCCGCAATGCCCCATGACTTCGCAGAGCCCCGGCCACCCCAATAGACCTTGTAGCGAGCACGCTTGTAGTAGAGATCACTTAGCGGGTGCTCCGGATTGAGGACTAGGCTAGGTATCTCCTTGAAGCTAGGGAGTAGCGGGGAGTCAGTCGTTGAGTTTGACTCTAGCGCGACGCGGCGTGCTGTCTTCTGTTTCTCCCTCCTCACCTTCTCCGCCATTGCTAGGACCAAAGCCTGCTTCGGCGGCAAGCTGCGCAATGATTGCATCGAGTTCATCGTCTGGTACCCCCCGTATCACCTCTACCGTACTGATCTTCGGAGCGAAGTAAGGTGCTGCTGCTTTAGCTGCATCCTTCCTATCCTCGAAGGTATATTGCTCAATGATGTTGCGTATCTTCCCAGTCACTGGGTCGATCACATCCCGGTAGATAACGTCGCCACGTGCTATGCGGAGAAGGAACTCATGGGGGAGTTCTCCCGTAGCTTGGGCTTTCTCCCTAGCTTCCTTAGCGAGACGATTGGTGGAGGATAGTGGCCTTCCGGATCCTGGACGAGGACCTCCGTGTTGTCCTGTTGGTTTCATGATATTTATCCAAATGCATTGTTGGTCTACGTATCTCTTACTGGCGATGCTGCTATCTATTTATGAGCAGACATTGGTGATGGCTATTGCTACGGGGCTAAATGAGTTAGTGATTGGCACTTAGCCAACTACGGTAATTGCTTAGATAGCGTAGCCATCACCGATACCGGCTTGGGTATTGGTCTTCCTTACGATTCCTTGCGATTGTTGATTGCTTGCTTGAGCGACTCGACTACCATCCAATGCTCCGTAGTGCCAATGACTCTTACTACCTCACGAGCAGCACGGACGATTGCTTCGGTCTGGTCTACGTGATCACGTAGCATCCTGAATGAGGTAGTCACGTCAAAGCAGGCTTTTAGATCAGTTGCGTATTCCTGGGCAAGTGTGATCGTCTTTGGCACTGGCGTCATAGCTGCTCCGTTAAGGCTGCGTTGCTAGGATGGTTGGCGTTCTCTGGCTTTGCTAGGCTATTCCAAAGACGGAGGCTAGTAAGCCTTGCTAAGTCGATTGCATCTACTGCGGTGATCGGCTTGGCATCCGTATTGGGCTTGGCCTTGCGGATTACGTTGATTGATACCCCGGCGCTTCTGACCATCCGTGAGTCATGGCACAGCAGGATGATTCCGGAGTTGCTAGGCAGTTTCTCTGCTAGCTCGGGCTTCCATATGGCCTCTGGGAGCGCGTAGTAATGCTTCCAGACCTTATCGGGCCACTCTCGCTTTTCGCGCGCTCCTGGGCCGTTTCTGCGGCTCCATGGCCTATGGTGATACCACTTGTCCTTCTTCGGGTCCGCAAGCAAATCAGCCCGGCTAATCTTGACCTCTATGTCGGTGATCCGGAGATCAGGATTGACCACTAGCAGGTCGCATTCGTGGCCAGTCCATCCGCAGTTGGGGACCACCAGCACGGAGCGGCTAGCAGTGAGTTGGTAGGCAAGAGCCCGGCTGATGCTGGCCTCTGTCCAGGGCTTCTCCGTGGCCATTGCCTACACTGGCACAGGCATCGGTGCGCTTTGCAGGATAGTTTGGCTCGTAGGTCGGTATTCATCAGCCCGGACCTTGGTAGGAGTTTTAACGCAGGAAGCGCCACTATCTTCTGCTTTAGCTAACCGAGCATTGATCTCGTCCTTGAAGGCTTGCAGCTCCGCATCTAATTGCAGAATCAACGCCTTCGTCAAATCAGGCAACACTTCGCCAGGATTGGTGAATGCTAGGCGGGCTTCGACGTTTGAGAGCAGGGACATGGGGATGGCTCCGTAGAGTGGGGTGGGTTGATGGTCAGCAGGGGGCTTTGCTATCGAGTACTCGCATAGGGCAGCGTTGCTCATTTTCAAGAGGAGGCTTCTTGCAACCCGGCGCCAACCCGGGTGCTACTCGACACGTTTAACGGCGTCACCGAAGCTGATGACCATCAACGGAGGGGCCTAACCGATCCCCCTTTGCCCAAACTGCCCCGTACATCCTAATCGGGTCCGGCCTATCGGCCTTTAACGGGGCCGCAGGGCAGTTCGAAGGGCAGGCCCCTCCGTTGATGGTCCCGGGACTTTCACCCGGGTGCTTGTATGGGGGTCTGCAACCTTTGGTCGCAGACCCTGCTATCTACCATGATTAGTGGTAGTTTGATCTCGCCCCATCTGTAGGCAGTTTGGGAACTTTAGCCCCAGCATGAATGATGGAACCCCAAACTGCCTACAGATGGGTAAGGAAGGCGACCGCGGAGACCCCCTCCTTACTTTTCCCTCAGTAATGATCAAGGATCTACATATGACCTCCTGAACGCTCCCAGCTCTTTGACCTCGGCTAGCTGGGGGAAGCCTTCGGAATGTGCCGCACGATTCAAGGCGGACCCCCATATATACGGCCCCGGCTAAAAATACCCGGGTGAGCCGCCTGCCAGAACCCACCCGGGACCACGAAAGGGAGCCCCTGTGGGCAATCCATGAGAAACGAATGGATTGTTCGCAGCCTAGTTCTGCGAATCAAGGCCTATGCCAAGCTGGAGACTACACTGGAGATAGGCCATGCTGTGGCCCGCAGGAGCCCCCATCTACGCTGCTGGTCGGCGTAAATTCTTGCAGGGGAGCCAATGAAAAACGGGCTTGTTAGGCCCGTTTTTGAGGGGTCAGTGTCAATTCTGACCATTACTATATGGGGAGCGATACTATCATACTTTTTGGTATCTGCAATCCCCCTAGTCCAAAAAGCCGGTCACCCCCTCCTGATCGAATAGGGCTGCTATCTGCATCAGGGCTTCCGTCAGCTCTCGCTCCAGGTATTCCCGAATCCATCCATCATGCTTGGCGGCGGTGATCGGGCTGACCTTGGCCTGCTTGGCTAGGCGTGAGATCGGGGTGGCCTCATTCAGGAAGTATCGCTCTACCAAGAGCCGACGCAAGACCGGCTCTGTGGATAGCCCCTTCTTGCCCGGCTGGCGCAACACGTCGGCCGTCTCCTTCAGGATCTCACACAGAGCCCCGATTGCTTGGCCCCACCGCTGGGTCTGGCGGAAGCCTTGGCAGCAGGGCGACTGGCAGTAGCAGGGGGCCGTAGGCTCAATATAACGGGCCTCCAAGATGCGAGCATGGTGTGGGTCTAGCCTCCCCACTATCTGGAGGATAAACCCCGCCTGCATCGCTTTATTGAGGCCACGGAGCCGCTCCCCCGGCTGGCTGATGATGGTGGGCCGGGGTCTGCTTTCTGGCTCCTCTAGCGGATCAGGCCCCTGTAGGTGAAGGACCTTCTTCTTTTTCTTGGCCTTGGGCTTCGCAATAGGGACCGCCGCCATAGCCTTATTCATCACTGGTGAGGCAATGTGATAGGCTTCGGCGGCGTTCATTGCAAAGACCAGAGCCTTGTCCACGTGATCAAACGCGGGGGGCTCTGGGGTCGTCATACTGCGTTGGTGGAGTAGTGATGACGGAGCAGGGCGTCCAGGTCTGGCTCCTGATAGTTCGGCCCCTTGATCCATTTGCCACTGGGGTCCTTGTCAATCATGCCGGTCTGCGGGTTGGCCTTGCTCAAGTTAGAGGTAGCCACTTCATCGTGCGCAGCCTGACCGGGGAGCCCGCAAGCCAGGCCCATACCGGCAACGACCACATGCAAATCAGTGCAGCCATCCAGTATTTCCTTGGCGACCTCCAGGGTCATTTGCTGATTAGCAGGAATCTCGACGCACTGGGCAATACGCTCACGGATCACCTTAGACGTTGCCGCCATTACCCGGGCAATATGGGCGAAGTCCACGGCAATCCTGTACAGATCACTTCCCCGGCCCCTGGATACGTCCTCGACCCCACCAGCAACCCCGGTCATGGTCTCTGCTGCTTCTTCAAGGATCAAGGCCGCGTAGAGCATGCCGGTCTTGGTCATCTGTGGGGAAGGCATCAGCACCTGCTGGCTGCGGGTCATCAGCTCTTGTTGACTGCGCCAAGGATTGGTGGTGCATGTTCGCTGCAATTGATTCCGTAGCCCCTTAATCTGGTGGCGTTGCACCAGGAGCTGAAGGAGCATAAAGCCCAGGATAAACAGAGCTGCCAGCAGGATAGAGTAGAAGGCAATGGGGTCCATGATCCTTATACCCCCATCGTAATAGCTTTGCCCATGAACACCGCGCTATTGGCGCCATGCTCTTTGACTTCCACGGACTGCAAGGTTACGCGGGGCGAGTAGCCGTTATCTTTGAGCCAGATTTCCGTGGCACCAAAGATCAGTTCTGCGAAGGCTTCGCAGCCTGTGTGCTCGACCATCACCACCCGGGCCAAACCTTTGGCTTGCAGGTCCATAAAGGTTTCTACGTGGGGGTCATCCTCGGCCACCAGCAAGGTATGGTCAAAGGTGTCTTCCAGCCAGCCCTTAAGGCTTTTGAGCGAACCAAAGTCCACCACCCAGTGGCGCACATCCAGCTCTTGAGCGGAGAAAACGAACTGAATGGCCAGCGCATAGCCGTGGAGCAGATTGCAATGGCTTTCCGCACGATGCTGACGGAAGCAGGCAGACAGGCCCAACTCGTGGCCATAGGTTTTGGTACTCAAATGCATAATAAATCCTCGATGAAGTAAAAAGAAAGGGACCGAAGTCCCCTAGATATACCGAGCCCCAAGTGTTTAGAGCTCAGTGGGAAATCACAGGTCAGAGATTAACTCCAGGGCCTGCTGCTTGATGGCGTCACCTCGGCCGAACCAAGCCGCATCCAGCCGGGTATCCTGAGCACGGCCCATATCATGGTCCACGTGTTGGGTGACTGCGTTGAGCAGGCCCCACGCCGTGCCCTTAGCCGTCTTGAGCCCGGCACCCATGCCCTCACCTTGGTACAGATCGAGGATGCTGGTAACCGACCAGGGATCCTTGGCCTCCGGCTCTACGTCGACCTGGGACAGGTCCCCGAGCCATGCGAGCTTAGGAGCGAGTTTCTGCGCTTCCTTGACCCGGAACAGATCGTGGAGAATATCGCGCGCCTGCGCCACGGATACGGGGGTCTCCGCAAGTTCCTGAGCGTGGGCAAGGAACTGGGCGAAGCTATCTTGTTTGATCCCCAGTGCGTTTTTGACCAAGTTGGGATCAAAAGCAGAGCGGTGGCTGGTGGCCACAAACCGGGCGCCCCGTTCGTTGCGCAGAGCCAGGCTCAGTGTATTGGCACAGACCACGCGGACTGCCGTCTCTTTGGCAATGGTCTTCATGCTCCCGTCAAGGCTGGTAGCCAGCAGCAGGTTGCGCTTGATCTTGTCCCCTTTACCCACGTTGCCGGCATCCCCATTGGTGGCCATGGCCCAGAGCTTGCGGCCACCACGGAGCACGCCAGCAGTGTGAATCCACCAGCCCCCGGTCTCGGTCATATCGCGGAAGAACTCCAGAATGTCGAGGGGCTGAACCACTTGGTAATCCTCCCCCACGATAGCGAGTTGAGCTTTGGTGTCGGAGCGATAAAGCATCTTGTAGCCTTCTGCTTGCTGCTCGTACTCCTCCAGGTCTCCTGGGGCGCCACCTTTGAAGGGCCGATCTACTGTGAAGGTCAGGCCAGCCTCTCCGGCGCTCCAATCCATCCCGGCTTCCTTGGCCCAGACCCCAATGCTGGCGCCTTTGGTTACGGACTTGCCAAGACCATGCCATGGGGTTTCACCAACAAAAGCCATTTCGGCCGTGCCGTCAGTGCGTAAAGATAATTCGTGGCTCATTTGCGGACTCCTTTAACTGATTGAATTGCTTGGGAAACGCTCTGACCGGCTTTAATCCGTCGATATAAACGCAAATATGGAATCCCCAGAAGATTGGAAGTTTCCCGAAGACTTAGCCCCCGAAATCGAATAGTGCTACTTTTATTGTTATTCTGCTGCGCTGCTGTAGCCCACCGACAGTTGCTTTTGCAATAACCACCAGCATTATCTTTGCGGTCTAATGAATGTTGATCCGTAGGCGGATGCCCCATGTCCTCGAAGAAATTCAAAAAATCTGCCCATCTAGGGTCTATTGAAATAGGTTTATCCGCATAAGCTCCGCAATTAGATAAACGTCCCTTCATTGCCTTCCATATCCGATAAGTTCGATGCTCCTGTAAATTGACACCAGAGGCCAATCCCAAAATTTTGATCGTATCACCATAAGCCATTTGTGTTTCCTCTTGATTAGGTGGAATGCCCACCGGGGGAGGCCCTCGTTAGAAGACCCAGCCCGTTGAGTTATTGCAACGCCGTGCCTAGCAGAATAACGATGGCCAGAGCAACTGCCCAGAGCCAATCAACCAGCGTGGGGTTCATGCTCACAGCACCAAGTTATCAGTGCTACCAGCAGCCACTTTGAGGGCTTCAAGAGCACCAAACGTGTAGGCCAGCGCCAACTCCGGATCCTTAGCCACCCAAGCACGCAAATCATCCTTAGCCTTCATGCCTGCTGGCTCCAGCAAGGTTAGGAGGGCCGCTGCCATCTTGGCGCCTATCTCAGACAGGGCCACGTCATCCAGAGCGCGAATCTTCAAGGTCTTGCCCTTCTTGGCTGCTTTGGCTGCGCGGGTCTTTTCCACTTCCTTGAGCACGGCCCGGCGCTTGGTCGAATCTTTGCCCACGGCTTTGGCCTGCTTGACCAGCTCTTGCTGCTTGGCCTTGTCGCCCTTGGCAACCTTGGCAATCTGCTTGGCGATGGTCTTGCCAATAGAGCCATCAGTCACAGCTTCCTTCACGGATTCGTCAGCATTGAGTAAGCCCATGATCTCAATCACGTGAACGTGCTTGCGCCCCACGGCGGCGCAAATCTCTTTGATGGTCATGCCGGCTTCCTGCATTTTCTTGTAGGCCATGGCTTCTTCCAAGGGAAGGAACGCCTTGCCCTCATTGGCAATGAACATCTTCAGCAGGCCGTCAATCTCGGTTTGATCTTTACCGTCGATCTTGGCAGGGATCCCGAACTCAAAGACTTCGCCCCGCTTGATCAGCAATTCAATGGCAGTCAAGCGGCGATCTCCGTCGACCAGCTCAAAAATGGGGCCGTCACCGGCAGCAAGGCGCTTCACCCGAATGTCATTCAAGAGGCCGTGTCCGTCCTGGGCTTTCTGGGTTTTGATTTGAGCAGCAAGGCGCTCAATGTCCCCAAAGTCGAAACGTGGGTTGTGGCCCTCTTTGCGAACGATCTTGGTGGGGTCAATAAAGAACTGGTTGGTGCGCTTCAGCACGCCGGCTGGGTTACTGGAAGACGAAGCAGCCGGGGCTTGCTTGCTATCTTTGGCTACCTTGGCAATGACTGCGGAGGCAGCGGCTTGGGCTTTTTTAGAATCAGACATTTGAAATCTCCTTAAGTTAAGGGTGAGCGGGATGCCAACCAGAAGGCCCAGCACGCTAGGCCGTCGGTTTGGTTATCAGGCTACCACGTGGAACTTGAAGTGGACCATCGCCTGAATAGCGCGCTCACCGATAAACACTGGGAAGAAGCGACCATCTTGTGTAGGCATGATGAAGTAGGTCAAATGGCTGGCCCATGCTGCGTCGGCTGGGAAGTGTTTCTCCACTGCCTTGACGGCATTGGCTTCTGTTGCGTACGTCTTGGTGGGCTGGAGTTTGATTTGCTTGGCCATGATTGGTTCCTCTTGAAGTTTGCTGATTTGAATTAAATCCGCATGTTGAGATTTTAATCCCAATCTTTACCAAGATTCCCACTTTTTTCAATTCTGCCCCACAAAAAGTGAAAAAAGACGAGAAAAAAGCCCCAAGGCTCACACCGAGGGGCTTTTCAGAGGATCAGGGCTCTATATAGAGGCTTGAGCCCGTGCTAGGGCCTCCTCGGCTGATCGGCGCTGCTCGGGGTCCCAGGTGACGGCCGGGCTCTTAATCAATGTATCCAGCCAGCGCAGGGCCAAGACCAAGGCATCCTTCTGAGCATTGGGGACCACCTCTTGTTTAACGGCAAGTTCAATCAAATGATGGTGCCATGGGGGTGATGCCTTCTCACCATGGTGCGTAATGAACGCCCCGCCGTCCCAGCAAAGGGGCTGGGCATCGCGGGCAGTATCCATTACGTACTGGCCCCCTACCGTGGGTTCGCGGAGGCAAGTTGTCCCATTAGCTTCTTGAATCAAATATGGCATAAAACTCCTCTTGTGATTACGTAGGAAAATCTACGTAAAGCAATCATAACGCAAATCACCGCGCTTCCCGGCTGGTCCAGCGCTTGGCAACCAGCAAGGCTAATCCTGACTCCAGATAGCCGGGGAAAGATTGGTCAAAGATGCTGGCCACGTTCGTGGCGCAGTTGGCCACCAGCTTGCCACTCAGCGGGATCCTGGCCTTCCTAGCCACGGAGCGTGCGGAGCCAACCACGAGGCTTGCTAGCATTACGTAGATGGATTGCCGCTCCGTCACGGTAAGCTGATCAAGCCGGCTGGTCTTCATGAAAGTAGCCACGGAGGACCAACTCGCAGGAACGGCCAAGGATCGTTTTATTTGAGCCGGGCCTACCAGCCCCCCATCCTCGCCCCCGTTCGCGGCTACTATCGCGTCGTAAACGGCTCCTGCCCACATGTCGACGTCGCGGGTCTCGCCGCTTGGCAAGGTTTGAGCATTCAGAGCCAGCCTAGCAAGGAATTCTTTACGTAGCTCCGGAGCCAACTTAGCAGCTTGGTCAAGGAGTTGATCTACCGGACTTCCTACTGGCTTACGGACTTCGGTGCTTGGTGTTTCTTTTACGTAGCTTTTTATGCTCCGTGATGGGCGGACAAGATTTACTCGTTTCATACCTCACCTCCGTTCGGGGTCGGAAGCAGGGGGGTAAGTATAAATATATTTATATATATTTTTACCCCCCTGACCTTTCCCCCATGCAATTTACTAACTAAATTGAGAATTACGGTAATCATTTTTCGCCCCTACGTGGCTTGTCCGTAGTTAAGTTGTGCCAGCGCACGTTGAAGCAATCACCGTCGTGGTAGTAGACCTTGCGTGCGAATTTACCGGTCATCCAAAACCAAACTAGTTTACCCGCTTCGACAGCGTGATAAGCCACTTTGACCTTGTAGTAAGGCTCCCTGCCAAACTTGCGGTAAGCCAGCCCACCAGCAATCGAGTGGGCCAAGGCACTGCCTATGTCGTAGACCCAAACCAGCTCACCAGATGCTGGATTGTAATCCAGCACTTGCCGCACGTATTCAAACAGGAGCGGGTCGTCACTGGTGAGCTTGATTTGGTCGACGAGCATGGTGCTTACGTAGCCTTCTTAGCGGGTGCTTTTGCCTTGGCCACAGGATCCTTGGCCACGGCCTTACGTGCTGTCTTTGCTGGGGCCTTCGTGGTCTTTGCAGCGGGTTTGGCTTCCGCCACGACTTTGGGGCCGGGCTTGACAGGCTCGGCCGTGCTAGCCGTGATGCCGGCCAACGTAGTAGCATCCACGGCCACGGCTACTTTGTGCTTTTTGGCCCAAGCCAACACCTTGCCACTGTCAAAAAAGATGCTGCGAGGAGAAGCACCCTTGGGGGGCTTGGCCACGGGCAGGGCGGCGCGCGTGGCACTGCCTTTGCGCCAGTTCGACACGGCTACGTGGCTCACGCCAAAGATTTGGCAGACTTGGGGGGTGGTGATAGTGGTCATAATGATTTCCTTTCGGTGGGTTGAAAGCCTACATTATAGGGACTTCTTAGTAAAGATTGACCCCTCCGTATAATTGCTTGGTATATCCCCACCACCCTACCTCAAAAAGGAACCGCAATGTTTGGCAAAAATCCTATCCGCTCGATCAACACTGACCCCAAGAATCTGGCAGTTGAGGGCCACTTCTACACCATCCAAGGTGAGGGCCCATACAGTGGTCTGCCTGCTCTTTTCATTCGCCTTGCCGGCTGCAATCTGGCTTGCCATTTCTGCGACACTCAGTTTGAAGAGCAAGCCGAAAAGCCCCAATCCGTGAAGGACCTGATTACTGACCTTGGCCGGATGTATCCCACGGCCCAGCGCAGCTTTGTGGTGATCACAGGTGGTGAGCCCCTGCGGCAGAATTTTGTGACGCTGGTTGACTGGCTCCTGGCCTCCGGGACTTCCTTGATCCAGATCGAAACTGCGGGCACGCTTTGGCAACCTGATCTTGAGCCAGCTATCCAAGCAGGGGAGATTGTGCTGGTGGTCAGCCCCAAGACGCCGAAGATCCATCCGAAGATTGCCCAATACTGTCACCACTGGAAATACATCGTGACGGCCGGGGAGATCAGCTTGGAGGATGGCCTACCCAATCGAGGGACTCAGGTCAACACCAAGGATCAAGAAATGATCTTAGCCCGACCTCCGCAGCGTTCTCCTTTGAGCCAGCAGACCGATACCATCTACGTATCCCCCTGTGACTCCTATGACCCCGTCCAAAACAAACACAATCTTGTGGCAGTCAAGGCTTCAGCCCTGATCTATGGCCACCGCGTTAGCTTGCAAATCCACAAACTGCTGGGCGTGGAATGAGTTCAGAGCCCAAAAATGGGTGCTTATACGTAATAGATTTCCCCAACGGAAAAGCCTATTACGGAATCACTAGCAGGCCATTCAAGCAGCGACTTCAGGAGCACCTTGCGTTAGCGCGCAAAGGAGCGCCATATGCCATTTCTAAGGCTTTAGCAACTTATGACGACTGGTTCATCGCTCAGGTCTTGGTAATCGCTCCTATGAGCTACCTGGAGGAACTGGAAGTCAAAATCATTGAGCAGTTCCGATCTCAAATCCCACATGGATATAACCAGGCCCCAGGAGGTAAGCTGGCCCCATCTACGACCTTTGAAGCAAGGTTAGCTCTTAGCAATCACAAACTAGGCACGAGACTTTCAGAGGAAACCAAAGCCAAACTGAAGGCTGCGTGGGTGACTAGACCTAGGGACTATAAATGGTCAGAGGCCGAAAGGATTAGGCGCATGGAAAAGCAACACCCAAGAGCAATGCTTGGGAGAAAGCACACCCCTGAAGCCCTCCAAAAAATAGCTGAAGCGAGCCAGCGCCGTGCCCACAGACCGGAGGTAGCTGGTGATTTAAGTCCTATGAGGCGACCAGAAATAGCTGCCAAGGTGGCAGCAGCCAACAGAGGAAAACGCAGGTCCCCGGGGGCTATCCAGCGTATGAAGGATGCTTGGGTGCGGCGAAAACAGAAGCAAGGTGTCTATGCATAATCGAACTCTTTTGGCAGTGGATCTTTCGTACCAAGTCTACCGGGCCACCGCGGCCCACCCAATGCTAACCAGCCGCAGGACCTTCACTGGGGGTCTGTTCGGCTTTATGGCCACTTTTGCCAAGATGGTGAGGGAGACCCGTGCCACGGACGTAGTCTTTTGCCAGGATCGGAAACCCTACCTCCGGAGCCTGATCTACCCGGAGTACAAGCAGATCAGGAAGAAGAATAAGGACGACGAGCTGCTCAAGATGTTCAATCAATCCATGGTCCTCGTGCTGGAAATCCTCGGGGTTGCTGGCTTTGAGCCATGGGGGGTGCCGGGCTTCGAGAGTGACGACCTGATTGCCCACTGCGCCCATAAGTACCGCGGCCGCTTTGACCATATCTACGCGGGCAGCAATGACTCAGACCTGTTCCAGCTCTTGGTCTACCCGAACGTATCCATCTACTCCAAGAGCATCACGGATTGCACTACGCGGGCCAGCCTGCTTGAGAAGAGTGGATTGACCCCGCACCAGTTCATGGTCCTGACTGCTTTAACGGGCACGCACAACGACATTGCCGGGATTGCCGGGGTAGGGCCCATCACCGCGAAAAAAGCCGTAATGGATCCGGCTTTGATGCGCATCCAGCGGGACAAGCACGCAGAGCTGATTGACCGCAATCTGAAGCTGATCAAACTCCCACATGATGACTTCCCGTGGTCTGAGCCTTTGCCAATCTACCAAGGTATATATAACGCACGAGACTTGTACCGGAGTCTCGGGTTCTATGACATAGATGTCACCAATTCTATGGCCAACGCTTTCGAGCAAATCACAAGAGGAGAATCATGAGCCACTGCATTATCACGCACCCTACCTTGGGGGTTTTTATTGGGACTGGCTTCGGTCTGGGTTTCTGGTCAAAACTGGAGCCCATGGGTCAAGATGCCGCCTGCGTGTTCAAATCTCAGGAAGAAGCCCAGACGTTTGCCGACTCTTGGGGTTCCCCGATTTCCGGGCTGACTTTTCTGCCCGTCGTGCCAGATAGGCCAGGTGGGTTTGCTTCTATCGCCGCGTGCGTGGCTGCTGGCGCGGAAGGCTGGCTGTTTGACGAGATTGATACCGTAGGGGGCGTCCAGTGAAAAACGACGAACGCTTATCCGGAGCACTCCAAGAAAATATTCTCACCCTCCTCGTATTTGATGACGTCAACGCCAAGATAGCCCGCGCGGCCCTCACCCCCCAGCTCTTTGAATCCTCGGTCTTCCGTGAGGTGGCCGGGCACGCAATCGACTTCATTGACCAGTTTGGCGAGACCATCAAGGATCATCTTCCTGATCACCTGGAATCCATCCTGAATGGTGATGACGCACGGAAGGCCAGCACGTATAAAAAGCTGGTAGATAACCTATTCATGGCGCGGGCCTCCGTGAATGGGGACTACGTCATCAGCCAACTCCACAAGTTCGTTCGTCAGCAGAAGCTGAAGGATGCCGTTATAAAGGCCGTGGAGGCCATAGAGGATGGTCGTATAGACCAAGCCGAGTCCGAGCTGCTCCTGGGCCTTAATAGCCAATCCGTTGCCTTCAGTGGGGGCCTCAATCTCTCCAGCGCCGAAGACGTCATGGCCGTGCTGGACCAGCCAGAGTCCGAAGGCTTTTACCTTGGCATCAAGGAGCTGGATGACCAAGGTATCATCCCCCGGCGCAAAGAAGCCTACGCCTTGCTGGCCCCCCGCGGTAAGGGCAAGTCTTGGTTCCTGACCCACTGCGCGAAGCAGGCCCTGCTTCAACGATGGTCGGTGGTCATCGTCACGCTTGAAATGTCAGAGCAAAGCTACGCGGCCCGCATGTTGCAATCCTTCTTCTCAATCTCACGCCGTGAGGCTTCAGTGCGGGTCACCCGGCTGGTCACTGGCAGTGATGGGAAGCTGCAAGACCTGATCCAAGAAAAGATAGAGCGCATGACCATGCGTGACTCCGATATTCGCGGGGTCATTGGCAAGCGAGCAAAGCGGGAGTTCGCACGCCGCCCACCATTTCGCATCAAGCAGTTCCCTACAGGCACTCTGGATATTGCTGGCCTTGAAGCCTACCTGGATGGCCTTGAGCGCTTTGAGAAATTCACTCCCGACGTGATCATGGTTGACTACCCCAAGCTGATGAAAATCAATGCTACGAATCTGCGCGTAGAGTTGGGGGCGGTCGTTGAGCATTTGCGTGGTATCGCCGTCAAGCGCAACGCAGCCATGGTGATCGTGGCGCAAGGTAATCGGGAGTCAGAATCCGCCTCCTTGGTCACCGGCGCCCAGATCAGTGAAGACATTAGCATGCTGGCCACGGTTGATAATCTGATCACCTACAGCCAGACCCCGGCGGAGTATCAACTGGGGCTAGCCAGGCTCTTTGTAGAGAAGGCCCGTAACGAGGAGGCCAAGTCCCAGACCTTGATTACCCAAGCCTATGGCATTGGTCAGTTCTGTCTGGACTCGGTACCCATTCGCAGTGATTACTGGGAGTTCATGGGTGAGCGTGAGGACCGCACCCAAGCCCGTGATAAACGCCGCCGTGATCGCAATGACGAGAGGGATTGACCATGATCCTGTCACGCAGAGCCATTGCCGACTTCATGGACCGGGAGCTTGATGACTACCGGTGGATGAAAAAGCTGACCCGCGAAGCCATCATGCGGGAGCTAAACCAACTCAAGGTCAAGCCCAAGTTCAAGACCGAGCCCTGGCTGCACCAACTGGTGTGCTTCTATATTGGCCTGTGCCGCCCTGAGTTCCTATTCCTCCTCGACATGGGGCTGGGCAAGTCCAAGATACTGGCCGACCTGATCACCCAGATTCAACGGGAGCGCAAACTAGAAGGGGCGTTGATCACGGTCCCCCGCGTGATCAACATTGATTCGTGGAAGGATGACCTATCCCGGCACTCTGATCTTGAGCCATGGGGCTGCGATATATCGGACACCGAGGAGAAGTGGGAGCGGCTGGCCTACCCCAAAGGGGACGTGACCATCATTGACTACGCCGGGCTCCACCTTGCTGCTTGCAAAAAGGAAAAGGTCACCGGTAAGAAATCACGCCTCGTCCGCGATGATAAAAAGATCCGTCACTTGCAGAAGACCTACAACTTCATCGGTATTGACGAAAGCCACAAGTTGAGCAACAAGGATAACCTGTGGTATGGGATCATGAACCAGCTTTGCAAGACTGCAGAGTTTCGCTACGCCACCACCGGCACCCTGTTTGGTAAGGATCCGGAGGCCCTGTGGGCTCAGTTCTATCTGATAGACAGGGGGGAGACCTTTGGGGAGAATCTGGGGCTATTCCGTGGCGGCTTCTTCACCACCAAAATGAATCCCTGGAAGGGCACAGTCTATACCTTCGACCAGAAGCTGGATCGGAATCTGCATACCATGCTCCAGCACCGGAGCATCCGCTATGACGAGGACGAAGTGCTTGACCTTCCTAGCCGGATCAACTTGACCCACTCCTTTGATATGGGTGAGGAGCAGCGTGAGCATTACCTGCGGGCTGCTGAAGGCTTGATTAACGCTGACGGCCAGTTGTCAGAGCTGGACGCCAACTGGCTGCGGATGCGCCAGATTGTCAGCGGCTACCTTGCTTGGGAGGATGGCCTAGGTAAGCACGTATTGCCCTTCAAGCACAATCCCAAACTCGATGGCCTGGAGCGGCTGATTGATGAAATGGGGGATAGCAAGATCATCGTGTGCTATGACTACACGGAGACGGGCAAGCTGATCACTGAGCGCGTCAAAAGCATGGGCATTGACTTTGAGTGGTATTACGGAGGCACCAAGGATAAGAGCGGGAGCCGACGCCGCTTCCTTGATGATCCCAAGTGCCGCATCTTCGTAATGAATAGCGAGGCCGGGGGGACCGGTAATGATGGCCTCCAGAAGGTGGCACGCTATATGGTCTTCTATGAGACCCCAACGCCGCCCACTACCCGCAAGCAAACCATCAAGCGGATTCACCGGCCCGGCCAGACTCAACGCAGTTTCATATATGACCTCGTGATGCGGAAGACCATTGACAAAGGTATTCTGGCTGGCATTGCGGAGAACATCGACGTCTATGACAAAGTGGTCAACGGAAAAGCGAAGCGGGACCTGCTCTTGGGGCTCTAAATCTTTGTAAAGATGTGATAAGATAAAGACTCATTTTAAGAGGAGAGTCCATGAAACCATTTGATTGGGAGCGGCTGCTGAAAGAGCAGCATGTGCCTTATGTCGAGAGTGGCCCCAACGTCAAGCGGGGGGAATACGCAATCCAGTGTCCGTTCTGCGGGTCAGCCGATCCCAGCAAGCACATGGGGATCAGCCCCGAAACTGGCTGGTGGTCATGCTGGCGGAACCGAGCCCAGCACTCCGGGAAGTCCCCACTCCGTCTGATCATGAAACTCCTTGGCGTGCCATACGCCAAGGCTCGGGAGATCGCCGGTCTGGACGCCTCCTATATTGATCCGGAGGGCTTTGACGCGGTGGCTGCTCGCGTGATGGGCAGGGACAAGACGGTGGTCAATCCTACGGCTGATCGTCGATTCCTGGCCTTCGACCCCGGCTTCGTTGAGATTGAGCCCCGCGGGCGAACCCGGCGCGTATTTGAATACCTGTTCCACACTCGTGGCTTTGATCTTGATGCCGACGTAGACAAGCTATGCCTTGACTACCAACTGAAGGCTGGCACTGGGCGCTGGGCTGATCGCATCATTCTGCCGTACTTCATGGATGGCAAGCTGGTCACCTGGACTGGCCGGGCTATCGCAGAATCCACAGTGCGCTACCGTGACCTGAGCATTGATGAATCCCTGCTGGCCCCGAAAGAGACTCTGTACAACCACGACGCAATGCTGACGCCAGGCAAAGCCCTCGTGGTGGTGGAAGGCCCATTTGATGTGCTCAAACTGGACTTCTATGGCAAGCAATTCGGTGTGCGGGCCGTGGGGCTATCTACCAACTCCATCAAGGAGGTGCAGGCCTTCCTTCTGCAATCAGCGGCCGGCAACTTCCCTCGGGTGATAATCATGCTGGATACTAAATCCCGGCTCGGCATTGTTGACTCCATGCGCATGAAGCAGGATTTGTATTTCATCGACAACCTCACGATTGAGCCAGTGCCCTTTGGCGCCGGCGACGCTGGGGAACTCCACCCGGAGCAGGTCATTGCTTGGGCTGAATCACTCTAGGAAAACACCATGGCTAATTTCTCTCACTACTTCAACAGCCGCTTCGCAGGATGCCGACTCCTGGCTGAAGCTTTCGACCAGCACCGTAATCGTGATGTGCGTATCTATCAGATACCCGGCCAGATGGATTGCGTCGGGGTCTGTGATCAGGTGGACCGTTGGATTGCCCCGGTCACTCCTGACATCTTTAGCGTCAACATTCACCAGCTGATCCGTGACTTGCATGATGGTAAGGATATTAAACTCCCGGTCCGTGCCGGCAAAGCCAGTGAGCCCAGCAAATCACCACGGAGACGCCTGATTCTGGAGACTGAGGCCAGCCCCCCACCCGAGGACCCAGAGCCTGTCCGGCGCCGTCCTACCACCAAACGTCGAACCCTGATCAACTAAGAGGAGCACCCGCATGGCATACGTACCAACTTTTACCGGACCAATCGAAGGCTGGACCGTCAACTACAGCAAACTCAACTTCTGGCGGGTCAACGGATCCATGGAATGGTCCGACGTGATGCAAGAGGCTTACTTGGTCTTCCTCCGCTGCGTGGGTAAATACCCAGACCTGGAGACTCCGCAGCAATTCATGGCCCTGTACAAAATGGCTTGGTTCAATGCCTTCACGGACTTCGCCCATGCGGACACCCGGCTCCGTTTGATGGTCTCCGAAACCACCTTGACCCAGGAAGGTGAGGAGATCAACTACGAACCAATCGGTGATCTCAACCATGACGGGAGTTTGGCTACCTTGATTCGTCAGGCCCCGAAGGAAGTCCTGATGGTCCTGAACCTTTTTTTAAGTGCCCCCACGGAGATACTGGACCTTGCCTTGACCGGCTGGAAGGTCCGCGACGCACGCCGCACTACCGGTGGGAGCAAAAGAATTTGTCAGATGTTGGGGCTCCCTCCGGACCTCAATGTGCTGCAAATGGTGGAGGATCACTTCCAATCCTGAGTATCTGCGGCTAGCGCCGTATAATTACGTAGCCGCTTTTGGCTATCCTTTAACTGTTACTGGAGTTATTACATGAGCAAAATCCAAGCCGAGCTGTTGAAAGCCACGGACCTGAGCACCAAACGTGGCGAGGATCGCCAAGACTTCCTGGCCCGCTTGATGAAAGGCGTGGCCGAGTTGAGCGACAAAAGCTGGGAAGGTCTGAGCCAAAAAGCACAGGACTGGTTCAACGACGCCGCTGATGCCAAGAATGCCAAGGCGAAGACCTTGCCCGACTTCCCGGATATGGAAGCCGAAGCCGAAGAAGAAGCACCGGCTAAATCCAGCCGCCGTGGTGCTGCCAAAGAAGAAGCCCCGGCCAAACCCAAAGTGGGCGTCGTGGCCAAAATCACAACCAAGCGTGGCAAGTCATCGACCGGCACTATTGTTGAGATTGATGACGACGTGGTGGTGATCAAGCACGGCGATGGCACGGAAGAAGAGTTTGACCGCACCCGCGTCGAATCTATTGAAGTGGCCGGTGATGGCAAAGAAGAAGCCCAGGACGAACCAGAAGGCCCCAGCTTCAAAGTGGGCAGTGAAGTTACTGTGCTGACCAAGCGTGGCAAATCGGTCACCGGCAAGATCGTCGAAATGGATGACGAGCTGCTGGTCCTCGACGTTGATGGCAAGGACGAAGAGTTCAACCGCGATCGCATCGAGTCCATCACCATCGTGGGCGGCAAGGTCAAGGGCACCAAGATCGAGAAGGAAGAAGCACCAGCTAAGTCCAGCCGCCGCAGTGCTGCTAAAGACGACGCCGGTGATGACAAGGGCGATGACGCCGGTGAAAAGAAACGCTCCTCCAATGCCCCCGGCGTCAGTGTTGGTACCCGCATCAAGGAAATCATTGCTGATGACCTCGAAGCAACCGAAGCCGACATTGCCAAGATCCTGAAGAAGGAAGGTATTGAGTTCCGCGAGAATACGCTGAAACTGAACTACGTCGATTGCCACAAGTTCCTCGACATCCTGAAGAAAAAGAAACTGATCAAGGGTTAAGCGGCCAAGGGCCGGTCCCATAACCAAGAAAGCCCCGGTATATCTATGCAGGGGCTTTTTTCTTGTCCCTCTATTTCTCAACTACGGAGTTCCTATGAGCAAACCAAAAGCACTGGTCATCCTGAGTGGTGGTCAAGATTCCACGACCTGCCTTGCTTGGGCGGTCAAAGCCGGCTACGACGTCAGCGCCGTTACCTTCAACTACAACCAACGTCACTCCCTGGAGTTACAGGCCGCACGGGCCGTCGCAAAGCTCGCAGGAGTCGTTAATCACGAGGTGGTGAGCCTTGGCCCCATCTTGCAGGGAACGAGCCCCCTGACTGATCCTAGCCAAGCCCTGGAGACTTATAAAGACTTCGAGAGCATGGAGGGCATCATTGGTGATCGCGTTGAGAAGACCTTTGTGCCTATGCGCAATGCCTTGTTCCTCACCATCGCTGCCAATCGTGCTGTGGTGGCCGGGGCCAAGATCATGATCACCGGTGTCTGTGAAGCCGACAATGCCAACTATCCGGACTGCCGTGGCTCCTTCATCAAAGCCCAACAGTGGGCCATCAACGAAGCTCTAGGCTACAACGATGGGCCAGCTAATCCGGATCAAATCCAAATCCAAACTCCGCTGCTGCACCAGACCAAAGCCCAATCCATCGCCATGATGACGAACCTGGGTTGCTTGGAATGGCTGGCCTTCACCCACACCGCCTACGATGGCAGCTATCCCCCAGTGAGCAAGGATCATGCCAACGTGCTCCGTGCTCAAGGCTTCATTGAAGTGGGCATGCCTGATCCTCTGGTGCTCCGTGCCAATATGGAAGGCTTGATGGCCCTGCCGGTGCAGGACAACTACCGCAACGACGAACTCAACACCTCAATCAAGCACCGCATTGAAAAGCTGGTCGCAACCCTCAACTCTAAGGACTCTACCAATGCTCTCTGAAATGATAACCCGCGCCCCTATTGGGGAAGACCTGATTCGTGGGCTTCTGGTAGAGTTGGGGGAAGACCCCAATCGGGAAGGTCTGCTGGAAACCCCCAAGCGCGTGATGAAGGCTTGGATGCACTGGACCAATGGCTATGCCATGGAAGCTAAGGACGTGCTCAAGACCTTTGAAGACGGCGCCGAAGGCACGGACGAAATGGTGGTGGTCCGTGATATTCAGCTCTACAGCCACTGCGAGCACCACATGGCCCCCTTCTTCGGTAAAGCCCACGTGGCCTACATCCCGAACAAGCGGATTGTGGGCCTGTCGAAGCTGGCCCGGGTGGTGGACATTTTTGCCCATCGCTTGCAGGTACAATAGCGCCTGACCAATCAGGTGGCCAACGCCATCCAGGAGGTCTTGGATCCGGTTGGCGTGGGCGTCATCATCGAAGCCACCCACTTCTGCATGTGCTCTCGTGGGGTCAACAAGCAGGGCTCTACCACGGTCACGTCGGCGCTCCGTGGGGCCCTGAAGGACAATGCGTCTGCTCGTGCTGAGTTCATGGCATTGGCAGGTGTGAAGTGATGCACTACGTTTACTACCTGCATGATAGTGCTGGCTCCCTCCTTTATATTGGAAGGACCACTGACCCTAAAAGGAGGTGGCGATCCTTTCAAATGCGCACGAAACTAACCGTTCATCTAGGGATCAGTCAAAGGCATAGTGACTTTAACTTAGCCTGCGCTGCCGAGTTAAAAGCAATATCCAAGCATTGGCCCCCCTACAACAAAAAGTTAGTTTCCGTGTCCGGAATGCTGGGCAAGAAGCATTCCGAAAGAGCAAAGCAGAGGACGGAGGAATTCCGAGCCTATTGCAAAACTATCAACCTTGGTAGGATTTGCACTGAAGAGCACCGGAGGAAACTCAGCGCAGCCACCAAGGGCCGGCCAAAAAGTGAAGAGACGAGGCAGAACATGCGGGAAGCATGGCAACGAAGAAAGGGACTAGCATGATTTCACCGGAACAGTTCACCTTTTTTTTGGACAGTGGAGCGTATTCTGCTTGGTCGAAAGGATCAACCATTGACATAGACGAGCTGATTGCGTTCATCAAGGCCAACATTGATGTGATCGAAGTCTACGCCTGCTTGGATTGCATCCCAGGAGTGCCGGGCCGATCCGCCACCAGCAAGGAGCGCGAGGAGGCCGCAGAACTCACCTGGAAGAACTATCTTTACATGAAGAGTGAAGGGCTAGACCCACTGCCCGTTTTCCACTACGGTGAAGATTTCCGCTTCCTTGAGCGCATGCTTGACTATGGCTGTGAGTACATCGGTATTGGTGGGCTGGTGGGCATCCCCAGTGACAAGCGCAGAGCCTGGCTTGACCGCCTGTTCGTTCGCATCACGGATGATGCTGGGATGCCCACGGTCAAGACTCACGGCTTTGGCATGACCTCAGTGCCGTTGATCTTTCGCTACCCTTGGTATTCGGTCGACTCGACGACCTGGATCAAGATAACCGCCAACGGGGCGGTATATCTGCCTGCCATGGTCAATGACGAGTTCGTGTTTGATCGGGTACCCAGCACAGTCACAGTCTCTACCCGTAACCCGAAGCAATCGGCAGGGGGCAAAGCAGCCAACACCATGAGTGTCGGTATGCGTGCCATCCTTGACCGGTGGTTGACGGAGTGCGGGAAGACCTATGACGAGGTGGCAAGCGACTACTACCACCGTGCCGTTTGTAATGTAATTTATTTCAAGAAGGTCAGCGAGGCGAAAGCCGTGCATCCCTTCCAGCGTGATCGTATAACCAATACCCCGTTCTGGGGCTAACCTAGGAGAGAAGCAAATGCCTACAAAAGCAGATTTCATTGAGCAGGGTCGCCAGCGTTTCAAGCTGGGCGGGGCCCGCCCTGTAGCTACCAAGCATTGGAGCAGCACCGCCATGCAGGAAGGATGGGACGAGGCTTTCTTTGCAAAGAAGGAACCCGAAGGGGAACCCCAACCAGCAAGCATTGTGGGGCTCACGTCACCAACTGGTCGGATTGTTAGCAATCAGCCCAATCTGCAGACCCTCCCAGTTAATAGCCCAGAGGTGAAGCGTGTTCGTGAGGCCTTCCAGACTCCGAAGCTAACTGCCCGGCAAGAGCATATCCGCTGCCTTCGTGGTGAGACCCACCGCAAGAGCATAACTGCTAATCGCCTCCTTCGCCTGAACCACAAGATTCAGGTCCTGGAGGCCCGCGAGGCTCTGAGCTGACCCATGCGCATTTACCTCGTCCAATCTGGGGGGAGCCTGAACGGCAGCGATGGCTACTCCTACGGGCTCTTGCGTGGTGATCAGACCCGGCTGCTGGTCAGCTTCGTGGATTTCATGAAGACCGGCAAGCAGAAGATCAACCCTGGCGCGGAGAGCAATCGGCGCAAGCTGATCGTCCGTGCTGAGGATCGCAAGGGGAAGCCCCCATGATCGTCTACGCAGTATTGGGCTCTGCCCCCAAGCATATGGGACAGCCAATCGTAGAAGCTAAGGTGACTGCCGGTCTGGTCAGCTTCTACGATTTCCCTAAAGCCTTCACCTCTCTCTCTCTGCTGAATCAAGCTGTTCAGGAAAAGTTGAAAGCCCGCCATGAAAATCTACCCAGTAATTAGTGGGACCGATTACGGTAGTGCTTGCCTTCAAGCCCAAGAATACCGAGTTCTTATCAGTTTTGTCAAAGTATCTGAATCCTCTCTCTCTCTCCTAACCCAATCAACAAGAAAATACCATGAGCGAAAAAACAAGCACCAACCGGGAAGCCCTGTCCAAGATCGTAGCCCTCGTGCGCCCGGCTCTCGCCACCCAGGCTTACATCCCAGCCCTGACCCACATCCGCTTTGACGATGGCATGGCCACGGCTTACAACGACATTTCGGCCATCATGGTGAAGGCCCCCATTGATGCTGAAGTGTGCCTGCCCGGCGAACTCCTGATTAAGACTCTTGGGAGCTTCAGTGCTGATTCGATTGCCATCCAGGAAAGCGCGAAGGATAAGGCCGTGGTGCTCAGTAGCGGCCGCTCTAAACTCAAGCTGCCTACCCTGCCTGTGGATGCCTTCCCCTTCGCTCTGCCTGATCTCAAAAAGGCCGAGGAGGTTCCACTGGATGCCAGTATCCTGAAGGGCATTGACCGTTGCCTGCTCTCCGTAGGCAATGATCCTACCCACCCGGCACAGATGGGGGTCACCTTGGATGCTGACTCCAAGGGCAAAGCCGTGCTGTTCTCCACCGACAACTTCACCATCAGCCGCTACCAGACCAAGAGCGAGGTGTCCCTGCCCGGCGACTCCCCAGTGATCCTGCCTACTTTCTTCTGCCAGCAACTGGTGGCCATGAGTAAGGCTTTTCCGGACGAAGAAGTGACCCTCTTTCTGGTGGCTGGTGCTTTGGTCGTTGAGTTCGGTCGCTCTGCCAAGCTGTTCAATAAAACGCTGGTGGACCTTGAGCCCCTGGACTTCCCACGCATCTTCGACAAGCATTGCCAAGTGGCTGGTTTGAAGGATCGGCTTGCAGTGATCCCTGATTCCTGGGATGCTTCCTTCAGTCGTGCCTTGCTGGTGCTCAGTGGCGAAGCCGACAAGGTGGCAAAGGTGATGGTGACTGACGACGCTATCAAGCTGAATGCCTCCTCGTCGATGGGCGAGAGCGACGAGTCCATGAGCTATGAGGGGGAATTCGTTGACGCCCCGCAGGAGCCGTTCTACCTTGATCCTGGGCTTGTTTCTCGCGCATCCAAGGCCTGTGGTATGTTGGCCTTCAATTCCAAGGCACTGGCCCTTGCTGACAATGATGGGCAGTTTGTCCACCTCATTGCGTACTGCAGCAAGTAAGCGATGGGCTTCTTCTTTCATGGGGCCAAGACGGAGGCCCTGACCAAGAAGGTAACGAAGCCCAAGTCCGCAGGTAAGCGTGGCGATATTCCGATTGCCAGCCTGCGGAGCCTTGGTTGCTCCGTTTGCCCCCGTAATGATGACCCCACTCCGCAGACCCCAAAGATGCGGCCCAGTGGGACCAAGAACCCGACCGTCTACCTACTCGGGGCCAGCCCCAGCAGCGAAGACGATCGCGATGACAACCACTGGCTGGATAAAGCTGGCCGGGTGATCTACGACAAGTTCGGCAAGCGATTCATGACCGAGCATGTTCGCTCCAACTACATCACTCAATGCTTTGGTGACCAGGATGTGACCAGCATTGAGTGCTGCCGCAATCGCATTGTGGCCGATATTGAGGAGACTAAGCCCTTTATGATCGTTGGCATTGGTGATGCCCCGCTAGCTTGGGCTACTGGGATCACCGGCCAGCCAATGAGTCACCGTGGCACCCGCATGGTGGTCAAGATCGGCAACCACGTCTGCTGGTATTTCCCGATCCTCTATCCCAACTTCGTCCATAAGAAAAGCTACAACAAAAGCGAGTATGAGTTCGCCCTTGAGCATGACGTTGTGGCCATCAAATCACTGGTTGATAGCGGCTTGGTTCCGGTCTACTTCGGCGGACCCTACGATGGGGGTATTGAACTGATCACCGGTAGTGAGCCGGGGGACATGCAACGGCTTGAGCAAGCCTTGCACGAGCTGGGCCAGGAGCCCAAGTCCTCTGTCGATATTGAGACCAACGGGCTTCGTCCGTTCATGATGAAGGATCCGCATATTTGGACAGCCGCGGTGGGCACCTACAAACGCACGGTGGCCTTCGCAGTAGATCATCCAGAGGGGTGGGGCACAGATGCCCGCAGATCGCGCGTCCGTGGCCTCCTAAACGAGTACCTGCTCTACTCTGGGCGCAAGGCAGCACATAACCTTGCCATGGAGCTGGAGTGGTTCGCTTATTTCTTCGGCGTTGATGTGCTGCGCCGCACGGAGTGGGATGACACCATGGCCATTGCCCATACCATCGACGAGCGCAGTGGCACCAAGAGCCTGGACTACCAGACTCGGATTACCTTCGGCTTCAGCATCAAGAGCTTGAGCAATCTGGATGTGACCCGGCTGCTGGAATACCCAATCAAGCAGGTGCTCAAATACAACGGCCTGGACACCAAGTGGACCGATAAGCTCCGTGATGCCCGGATGCCGTTGATTCAGGCCGACCCCAAGTACGTCCGCGAATACGAGCGCAAGGTCCGGCTGGCTTCTACTTTGGTGGCCACCGAGGTGAAGGGCATGCCAGTTGATCGGAAGTATGCTCTTGCCCAACAGGAGCAACTTGAGACCACTGCCAAGACCCTGGAGGCAAAGATTGCCCGGACCCGTGAGGTGAAGGACTACCAATCTCGCCTTGGCAGTTTCAGCCCCACCAATCCGGACCACGTGCTTAAACTCATGAAGGAGATTTGCAAGCGGGACGAGATTCGCGTGGAGGATCAGCGGAGCGGCGCCGTGCGCTGGACCACTGACGAAGAAGCCATGTCCAAGATACCGGCCAAAGAAGTGCCCAGTGCCCCGTTGATCTTGGAGCATCGCGGTGTATCTAAGCTCCTGAGCACCTACGTCTTGCCAGTGACGAGCGGGAAGATCGTTTGTCCTGATGGCATGGTGCGTTCTAAGTACAGCTCCATGACCGCGGTCACTGGGCGCCTGGCTGCTGAGGATCCCAATATCCAGAACTGGCCTAAGCGGAAGTTCCGGGAGATTCGGGGCATGATTGCCGCCCTTCGTGGTCAGTTGATGCTAGCCTGCGATTACGGGCAGATCGAGTTTCGCGTGGTGGGCATGGCCAGCGAAGACCCCAATCTGGTTCGAGCCTGCTGGACCGGCTATGACGTCCATAAGTTCTGGGCAGAGCGCATGGTTGATCTCTATCCGCCCATCAAGGATTACGTGGTAGAGACTTTCCACGTAGACTGGGACGAAAAGGGGATAAAGACCCTGCGCCAGGAAGCAAAAAATGGCTGGGTCTTCCCCCAACTCTTCGGCTCCTCGGTTCGGTCCTGCGCAGAGCAGCTACACCTACCTGACTGGGTAGCTGAGGACCTTGCTGCTGAGTTCTGGGATGAATTCCAAGGGGTCAAGCGTTGGCAGGAACGGCTGCTCAAGAGCTACGAGAAAAACCTATACGTGGAAACTCTTGGTGGTCGCAAGCGCCGTGGGGCCATGACCAAGAATGAAATCATCAACATGCCCATCCAAGGGACGGCCGGTGATATTGTTCTGGAGGCCATGTGCGCAATCTCAGAGCGATCCTACTTGGAGGAGAATCCGGAAATCCACCCGTCCCTCAATGTGCACGATGATCTGTCATTCTTCATGGATGAACAGAACGTCACCACCAACATGGATGTGATCGCCACCGAAATGTGCAGGCACCGGTTTGACTATATCAACGTCCCCCTGATCGTTGAAGCCTCCGTAGGCAAGCAGTGGCATACCTTGCAAGAGGTCAAGGTCTATCGTAGTAACGAACTTTTTAACCTGAGGAATCCATATGCATGAACCAACGGGAATCGAAGCACTTGTCTGTGCTGATATTGCCAAGCGCCAAGAGTTTGGAATCAAAAAGTATGGTGTGACCGTCGCTGATAACCCACTGCAATTGTTGCAGTGGCTGCAGCACGCCTACGAAGAAGCCATGGATCAGACCGTATATCTTCGTCGCACTATCGAAGAAGTGAAAGCAAAGTTTAACCTAACAGGAGCCGATAATGGCACGCAAACAAATAGCTGAAGTAGCCCCAGTAGAGATCACCGAGCCCCTGCACACCAAGTATCGTCCCAAGATGTTCAGCGACGTCGTGGGCCAGGATCCGGTAGTTAAGAGCCTCCAAAAGATGCTCCAGGATAAAGCCCGGCCCCACGCTTTCCTATTTACCGGGGATCCTGGTACGGGGAAGACCACCCTTGCCCGGATCCTGACCGCAGAGTTCAACGTAGACCCGAGCAACGTCATTGAAGTCGATGCAGCCACGAACAACGGTATTGACGTGATGCGCGACATTATGGCCCCGCTTCGCTACCACGGCTTTGGTGATACCCCGAACAAAGCTGTCATCCTTGATGAGGCCCACATGTTGAGTAAGCAAGCATGGGCCAGCCTCTTGAAGACGGTCGAGGAGCCCCCAGCACACGTGTTCTTTTTCTTCTGCACCACTGATGCAGGGAAGGTCCCCGATAACATCGCCACGCGCTGCCAACGCTATGCACTCAAGCTACTCCGCAATGACGATTTGCTAGACCTACTGGACGACGTGGTGGCCCGTGAAAGGTTGGATGTGACAGACGAGCTGGTTGCTCTGGTTGCCCGCTCCTGTGGGGGCTCTCCACGTCAAGCTCTGGTCATGCTGGCCATGGTCCACGGATGTGAAAGCATTGACGAGGCCAAGGACCTGCTGGCCTCCCCACTTGATAACAAGGAAGTGATTGACCTATGCCGGGCGCTGGTCAAGGGGGATCTCACTTGGTCGACTTTGACGACTACCTTAAAATCAATCGGAGACGTCCCGGCCGAGAGCATCCGCATCATCATCGTCAACTATCTGAATGCTTGCTTGATGGGGGCTCGGAGTGACAAAGACGCTATGCGCCTTCTGGACATGCTGGAATGCTTCACCAAGCCAGGCCAGCCATCCGATAAAATGGCCCCCCTCCTGATTGCTTTTGGGCGTTTTATATTCCCCTAATTCCCGGTATATCTAAGACTCGATAAAGGAGAATGCATGCCCACTTATGACCAATACCGAACTATGCTCCCGGTGCTCAAACACCGGCTGGATGACGAGCTGGAAATTCAAGCCCAGATCATGGAGCAAATCAGTTCCGAGACCGTGCGCCTCAATATCCGCACCCTGGAATGCAAACTCGCCCTGGACAAGGTTGAAGCCCGTCTAACGGCTGAACTCAAAGATGACGACCCCAAAATGACGGTGGCCGTGATCGAGGGTAAGGTCAAACGTGATCCTGAGCGTGAGAACGCGTGGAAAGCCTACATCAATGCGCTGGGCGAGCATGGGCGCTGGGTGGGGCTCCAGGAGGCTTGGAGGGCCAAAGGATTCAGCATCAAGGGACTTGGTGATCTCTACGCCGCCCAATACTTCCAGTTGAGCAGCCACCAAGTCCGTGACCGTGGTTTGGGCAATATCAGTTCAGACCCAGCCCGCCAGGAAGAAGCCCGCACTGCTATCCGCCGGGCTGGGCTCCCACAAGGTGAGCCAAAGCCAATCAAGGAGCCAGAAGTCATCCGCCCACGTCGAAGGACCATGACTGATGACTGAATCCTACCTCCCCGAATACTTGACGATGGCCCTAGTAGTGGGGCCTATCTCTGTATATCTAGTTGCTCGCCTAATAACAGCAGCTTATTTCAAATCCAAGCAACAGTACGAAAGGCAATCCAATGTCAGATCGAAATGAAACCCGTGGTCGTGGTCGCGATGAGGAGCGTGGCAGTCGCAGCAGCCGTGACTCTGAATCATCCAGCCGGGGCCGTGACCGCGAAAGCAGCCGCCGCGAATCTTACCGTGATGATGACCGTGGCAGTAGCCGTGAGCGTGGTGGCCGTGATTCTGGTCGTAGCTCTAGCCGCTCCGGCTATGAATACCACCAGCGTGATGCCGCTGATACCCGCAAGCGCAGCAGTCAGGGGGCCAATGACTTCGACAAGATTCTGGTGGACAGCGTCAAGATGTGGAAGCCCAATGATGGCGACAACCGCATCCGCATTTTGCCCCCCACGTGGGAAGGTGCCAAACACTTCGGGCTCGACATCTACGTGCACTATGGCGTAGGTCCTGATCGGCAATCCTATCTCTGCTTGCAGAAAATGAAGGGCGAGGCCGACCCCATTGCGGAGGAGCGCGAGATCGCCCGCCGTGACGAGGACGAGAAGTATGCCAAAGAGCTGGAAGCGAAGCGCCGGGTGCTGGTCTATCTGATTGACCGTGACCACGAAAAAGAAGGCGTGCAAGCGTGGGCCATGCCCTGGACGGTAGACCGCGACATCGTCAAGGTCAGCGTGGACAAGAGCAATGGCGAAGTCTTGCCTATTGACCACCCTGATGATGGCTACGACGTTGAGTTTGAAAAGAAGGGGGCCAAGGATCGCACGGAATACCTGGGTGTGGCCATCGCCCGCCGCTCGTCTCCTTTGGGCAAGGATGAATGGCTGGACTACGCCATTGATAACCCACTGCCTGAGCAACTGAACTACTTTGACTATGACCACATCGCAAAAGTCTTCAACGGCGGCGGAGCCCACAAAGAAAAAGATCGTGGTGATTCCGGCCGGGATCGTGACAGCCGCGATGATCGCTCAGAACGCAGCCGCTCTGAGGGCCGAGGTTCTGAGCGCGAGGAATCCCGCTCCGAGCGTGGCCGCAGCCGTAGTGAGCCAAAGCCTTCGGACGATCCTACCTGGGAATCTATCCATGAAATGACCGGTGATGAACTGGAAGATTTCATTGACCAAGAAAAGCTGGACATTGATCCCCATGCGGCCAAGGATGACGAGGACCTTGCTGATTGGATTTGCGATGAAATGAAGATCACCAAAGCCCCGGCCAGGTCTAGCCGCCGCGCCGTCAGCAATGACGATGATGATTCTGGTAGCCGCTTGCGCCGTATGCGGGAAGGTCGCTAAACATGGCCACGACTAAACGCAAAGTCGTGGCTTCTGAGACCCCGGTGGTAGCTCGCCGGGATCGAGTCAAAGAAGCAGCCCCAGAGACGACGAAAACCAAACCCCGAGCCAGGCTCCGCGTCAGTGATGATGAAGTGCAGCCAGCAAGTTCCTACTTCGCTGACGTGAGTCAGAAGTCGGGCCTTAGCTTCGTGCGCTCAGGATCCGCAGTGATGGATGCTGCTCTGGGTGGTGGCTGGGTACTGGGCCGGGTAGCGAACATCGTTGGTGATCGCTCCTCGGGTAAGACCCTCCTTGCTATTGAAGCCTGCGCCAACTTCCACTCAGGCTACCCCAAGGGCAAGATTCGTTACGCTGAATCGGAATCGGCCTTTGACGAGAGCTACGCTGAAGCACTGGGTATGCCAACAAACGTGGTGGATTTCGGCAAAGATGTCCCCATGCGCACGGTCGAGGACTGGTACAACGATGTGGTGGCCTTCCTGGATGCTCGTGAGAAGGACAAATGTCCAGGCCTCTACATCCTCGATTCCTTCGACGCGCTCAGTGATGACGCTGAAATGGGCCGGGAGATCGACAAAGGCTCTTTCGGTGCTGCCAAAGCCAAGAAGTCCGGGGAGCTGTTCCGCAAGCTGGTTGATCGGATTGAGAAGCTGGACGTGCTCTTGATCGTGGTCAGCCAGATTCGTGACAAACTCAACGTGACGTTTGGTGAGACCAAGACCCGTAGCGGTGGCAAGGCTCTCGACTTCTACGCATCCCACATCGTTTGGTTAGCCGAGATTGGCAAGATCAAAAAGGTGATGGGTGGGGTAGAGCGCGTGATCGGTGTCAACGTCAAGGTCAACGTCAAGAAAAACAAGGTGGGCCTGCCTTTTCGCACCTGCGCCTACCCGATCATTTTTGGCTACGGCGTTGATGACCTTACCGCCAACGTGGAGTGGCTCTTGGAAGTGGGCCGGGATGAAATGCTGAAGGAAGCCGTGGGCATGAGTAAGGCGGGCTACAAGGTCCGCATCGCTAATCTGCGTGACAAGGGGGGTGATGAGGTTCGTGAGATCCGGGCCAAGCTCAACGAGTTGGTCAAACGTGAGTGGCAAATCATTGAGCAGGGCTTCCTCCCACGTAGCCGGAAATACTGACCATGAGAAAGGACTTACCCCGTATCCGCTTCATTAACGGATACTGGCGGGTAAGCCCCTTTCCTGGGAGCTACTCCGCTACAAAGGGCCGGGAACTCCTGGCCCTGTATATCAAAGCTGGCACGTTCGCTAACCGGCTCAATCTCAAACTCCCACTACCTGCCCATAGGAGAAAGCATGACCAAGTATGAAGTGATCGGCATAGACGCCGCCTTCGCCAATATGGGGCTTGCCCGTGCGGAGATCATCATTGACAAGGGTCAACTGGTCATCGTAGGCAAAGACCTGCGTTTGGTCTCTACCGAGCGGAGGGACAAAAAGGTGGTCCGTAAAAGCAGCGATGATCTTCGCCGGGCTAAGACCTTGGTAGAACAGATGCAGTACTTCACCCAGACCGCGACCATAGCCTTTGCTGAAGTTCCTAGCGGCTCGCAATCAGCATCAGCAGCCCGAGCCCTTGGCATTGCCGTTGGCGTTTTAGGAGCCTGCACAGTGCCCTTGATTGAGGTCTCACCGATGGAGGTCAAGCGACTGTTCAGCCCTGACGGGAAGCGCAAAGTGCCAAAGACCGAAATCATCGCGTGGGCCATGAAGCAGTGGCCCCATTTACCGTGGTGCCAGCACCGTGGTAAGCCTACCCTGGATAACGAACACTTGGCCGACGCGCTGGCTACCATCGTTGCCGGAACCAGAACCCCAGAATTCAAACAAGCAATGGCCTTCAATCATGCAATACCCGATACTCTTGGCGACCGACCTGCATCTAACCGCCGCGCCGTCTACGGACTATAGGTGGGGCCTGTTTCCCTGGCTCAACGCCCAGATCAAGGAGCACCGGGTCCGCACCCTGGCTTTCCTCGGTGACCTGACCGACGCCAAAGATGGCCACAGCGCAGAGCTGGTCAATCGAATCGTTAGCAGTATTGCTTCACTGAAGATTGACGACATCCTGATCCTTACGGGCAACCACGACTGGCTCAAGCAAGGGCAGGAATACTTCAAGTTCTTGAACCTGCTTCCTAACGTGACGTTCATCACCAAGCCCACAGAGGTCTGCGCCCCCAACGGGCCCTTAGCCTACTTCCTGCCCTACTCCAAGAATCCCACCAAAGACTGGGCCGGGATGGACTTCAGCCATTACGACCTGCTGTTCATGCACCAGACCATTAAGGGGGCTATTGCCAGCAATGGTCAGGAAATGGAAGGCGAGGAACTCCCCAGTTTTGAAGGCCCCCGGGTATACAGTGGCGATATTCACGTGCCGCAGGTGATTGGTGGGCTTACGTATATCGGCAGTCCATACCATGTGCACTTTGGCGACAACTTCAAACCCCGCTGCCTCCTCCTTGATAAGCGGGGGCAAGAGCATGACCTGTATTTTGAGACCGTCAGCAGAATGGTGGTCAAGGTATCCAGTCTCCGCGAATTGCAGCGCAAACGATTCCGTGCTGGGGATCAGGTCAAACTGCGGGTAGAGCTGCCGGAAGCCGAAGCCCACGGATGGTCCAAGATTCGCCGCGAAGCAATCGCCATCCTGACGGAAGCCGGCGTAGAGATTCACGGGGTTGAGTTAATCGTCGTTAAATCGACGAAACGGGTGACCATAGGGGGTAGGCAGGCTCGGATCTCGTTTTCGCCTCAGGAGTCGGTCCTACGCTTCGTAGAGCGTGAGGAACTGGGGGGCAATGCCCTGGATGCCGCTTTAACCGTGCTGGAGGCTAAATGAAGCTGCACCGAATCACCATGACCAACTTCAGGTCCTTCAAAGGTGAGCAGACATTTCACTTCCCGGAGAAGCCGGGCTTGTACTTCATGCAGGGGGTTAACGAGTTCGAACCCCGGCTAGGGGCCAACGGGGCAGGCAAGTCCACCATCTGGGAAGCCTTGCTGTGGGTCTGCTTTGGGAAGACCAGCCGGGGGCTCAAGGCAGGCGACGTCTGCAATTGGGATTATGACCGGGGGACCGTAGTCGAGATTGCCTACGAAACCCAGGAAGGAGCCGTCAGCCTGAAAGTGATGCGCCGCGCGTGGAAGCCCAACTCCTGGACCATCATTGATCTGTTTGGCAATGTGACTGACCTGACCAAGGATGCGGAAAACCAAGCCCTTGCTGACTTTCGCTTAGAGTTCACGCCCTTCCTGCATTGCCTGCTGATGGCCCAGAGCCACCCCATGTTCTTGGACTTGAAGCATGACCAGCAGGCAAGCCTGTTCAGTGAGGTGCTGGGCTTGGATCACTGGCTTGATTACAGCGCCAAGGCCAGTAAGCAGGCATCAGCCCAGGATATGGAGACCCGGAGGCTTGAGCGTCGTCTGTCTGAGATCACCGGCCGCATTGATGGTCAGCAGGACTTCAGTGGCTCGGTCGAGCAATGGGAGGCTGATCGCAAGCGGAAGCTGGCAAAGCTGGAAGATGACTACCAACCCCTGCTTGCTAAATACACTCAGGCAAAAGCCAAGCTGCCAGGGATGGAGAAGGCCGACCAGGAGACTCAATTCAAGTATGTGCAGCTCAAAGAAGAATGCCAGCAGTTGGATGATAAGCAGGTGCGCCCGGCCCTGAAGCTCTACGAGGAAGCCCGCAGGGAGCGGGACCGTACTGCTGACCAACTTGATAATGCCAAGAGGATGTTGGAGCGCACCAAGAGCCATCCGGCTTGTCCTACCTGCCATCGTGACCTTGATGCCAAAGATCACCGTAAGCATGTTGAGCAAGAGAAGGCGGAGGTGGGGGCTCTTTCCCATGCCTTCGAGCGTCGGTATGAAGATTGCCAAGCAGCCGAAAAGGCTTGGGCAAAAGCTGTAGCCCAACTGGATGACAAATTTCACTTCCTTGACGAAATAAAAGAGAAGGCAGACAGCAATAGCCAGGCCCTCCGCACCCTGAAGCAGAACATCCAAATGATGGAGCGTGAGCTTGATGCTATGGAGGATGACGACGAACGAATCCGGGCCGAGGTCAATCCCTTCAAAGATGTGCAGACCAAAGCCCGGGAGGAGGGCAAACGCCTGCGTGCTGATCGTGACGAGACCCAGCGCCTACTGGACCACTCCTCTGAGCAATACCAACTCTTTTCGTACTGGGTACGGGGCTTCAAGGAATTACGTCTCCAGTTGATCGCTGAAGCCCTCACCGAGCTAGAGATTGAAGTCAATAGCTGCGTCACAGCATTGGGCTTGGTTGATTGGGAGTTACGCTTCCAGGTAGATCGGGAGACCAAAGGCGGATCAATCCAACGAGGATTCTCCGTGCAGGTCCTGAGCCCGGCCAGTGAGAAGCCCACCCCATGGGAGGCGTGGTCCGGTGGTGAGAGCCAGCGCCTACGCCTAGCGGCCACCATGGGGCTTTCTAACCTGATCCGCTCTCGGCTAGGGGTAGAGGTCGACCTGGAGGTTTGGGACGAGCCTAGCACGGCCCTGAGCCCCCAAGGCGTGCAGGATTTGCTGGAGGCACTGGAGCATCGTGCTATTCAGGAGCAACGCATAATTTTTGCAGTAGATCACACCGCTCACGCCTTTGGTGGATTTGCCGGCAACTGCACGATAATTAAGACGGCAAAAGCAGGAAGCATTATTGAAACAAGTTGGTAATATGCACTACGTTTACTATTTACTGGACCCTGATACTTTGGAGCTGCTCTACATAGGGCGCAGCAACAACCCGAAGCATCGTCTGTTTGCCTTCAGAAAGAAAAAGCAAAGGGACGCCATCCTTGGCGTTTGTCAACGTTATAGTGACTTCGAACGGGCTTGTAAGGCGGAGTTGCGCGCTATAGCGAAGCACTGGCCTCCGTATAACAAGTCTCTGATTTCGAGCTTGGGTAAACTGGGTCAAAGCACTGGCGTAGGTTACAAATTAAGTGAAGAGCATAAAGCCAAGATAGCTAGAGCCGGAATGGGCAGGGCTTTAAGTGAAGAAGCGAAAGAGTCCATTCGCAGAAAGCTAAAAGGCCACGTAGTTTCGGAAGCTACCAGGAAAAAGATAGGTGACGCGAATCGTGGTCGGAAGATGCCACCGAAAAGTCCAGAACTTAGGAAGCGTTTAAGCATAGCTACCACTGAGCACTATCAGCGATTAAAAGAAGCCCACGCCTTCGGTGGCTTCACGGGCGGCGCCACAATCACCAAAACCCGTAAGGGTTCATCCATAAGTCAGTATTAGCCTGTATAGATAGGGAAGAAAGGAGAAAACTGTGGCAACTATCTGCTCAATTACTGGACGGGGCAAAACAGAGGAGCTGTTTGAATACCTGCGTGATCTTGGCCCTATGAGTGCACGGGAGCTTACTCAAGTGACCGGCCGCACCCGGCGTGCTATCTGGGATAGCTTGACGCTCCTGCGCGATGCTAAGCGCATCTACATCTGCCGATACGAACACCAGGAGGACGGGGTGGCCGGCCGCTGCTCACCTATCTACAAAATAGGCAATCTCCCAGACTGCAAAATGCCGCAGCGGAAATCTACGCTTGAGCGGGACCGCAAGTATCGTCTGCGCAATAAGGCCGTCCTCCAAGCCAGGCAGCGTGCTCGCAGGTCTGGTGAGCCGGCCAATGTATGGAGTGGGCTGTTGTGACCTACAAACCAACACCCCCAGTGCCACCCCGTGCCCTATCTGACGAGGAAGTGGCCATCGTGGACGGCATGATCAAGATCGGGATCCTCCAAACTCGGATTGCTGAACACCTGGGGAAGAATCCCAGGACAATTATGGCTGCTGTAAATCGCAAAGGGGCTTACGCCCGGATACCTAAACCACCAAAGGAAGAAGCATGAACTCCAAAATTATTGCTATTGATTTCGACGGCACCTGCGTCACCCATGAATACCCAGCAGTGGGCCAAGACATTGGGGCCGCTTCAGTGATTCGTGAGTTAGCCCGGCGCGGCAATAGAATCATTCTGTTCACCATGCGTTCAGGGCAGCACTTGCAAGAGGCCGTCAAGTGGTTCACTGCTCACGGCATAGAACTGTTCGGCGTCAATGAGAATCCAGAACAGCACACGTGGACCAAGAGCCCCAAGCCTTACGCCCACATCTACATCGACGATGCGGCTTTAGGCATTCCCTTGATCTATCCTGAAGGCCAACGCCCCTATGTGGATTGGAGCAAGGTAGCCGAACTCTTGGGGGTAAAGCAGGAAGCAACTACGCGTGACTGCCGGTGGGTCGGAGATAAACAAACTCAGCAATGCAAACTCCATCAAGCCCACGTAGATGCAATTCACGAATGGGCAGAGCGCGCCAAGTCAGCCGAAGCGAAGTTGACGGCAATAATGAACCAAGAGCCCTGTGGCTGGCTCAGTCCTGTGGATCGCTTCTACAAAACGAGGGCAATGGCCGTCACTAACTTTGAGCAGCTCATTACCCCAGTCTTTTTCCTTCCGACAATCTTGACTCTTGGTCCGGTTAAGGATCCCGATGACTCTGACTGGAACCAGGTCCATGCGGGGTCGATAGAATGAGCTACGGTTGCTACAACCGTAAGCCGTTCAAATCGGCGCAGGTGCTACACGGTATGAGTAGCAAGACTGGTGGTCACGTCAAAATCCTGATCCCCTTCCGGATGGCCACGGATTGCCAATACACGAAAACAGAACTCGGCCAAAAAGATCCTGGCTGCGTCGATTGCCGCTGGAAAGAAGACAGCAAACCACAACCTGAAAGTAACGAGAATGTCAAACCACTATGAAGTGCTGGGCGTGACGGAAGAAGCCACGCAAGACGAGATCAAGCAAGCTTATCGCAAGAAGGCCAGCGATGCCCATCCGGACCGCGATGGTGGTGACGCCGAAGCCATGGCCCTAATCAATCAAGCTTACGAGGTCCTGGGCGATCCTAAGCGGCGCCAGGATTACGATGATGGGGGCTCAGGCCGCGCGTCTATGGATTTGGATTCCATGATTGCCAAAAGTCTGGTGGCCCTGATTGGCCGAGTTCTCGATATGTCCGGCAATCTGGTAGTCAATGCAACCAAGATACTCAACTCTGAAAAGAAGATTGCGAAAGAACGGATTGCCGAAAGCAAAATCCTGATCGCCCGTGCGGAAGCCCGCAAAGCCTTGATCACGGCGAAGGAAGCCCCATCCGGGAACGTAGCCCACTTGCTGCTGGACCGACAGATTGAGGACCATGGCAAAACGATTGCTCAAATGGAGGCCCATCTGTTGGTGCTGGCCGGGGTGGAATCAGAGCTGAATCACTACGAAGATGCCCAACCCGATCCCAACCAAGGGCAGTTCCAGTGGGGTGGCACCGGGGCAGCTTATATGAGGACTTTCTAGTGATCACGCAATACCATATCGGCCTCGTATTGCCCCAAGGTGGCATGTCAGATAAACAGTGGACTTGGTTTATGGCCGAGCTGAAACACCGGGTGAGCTGTTTAACTCCCGATCCGGATGGGCGCCCATCTGGGGTCAATCTGCACCTGCCTAGTTTTAACGTGCTGAAGCCCGATGATAGCGGGGGATTGGTCCGTATTTACAATCGACCCCTCCCGGCCCAGTGCAAGATACAGATCGTCTCTTGTCCTGATACCTCGAAAGCTGCCCACCAGTTCATCATGGCTATGATGGTGAATATGGACGAGGTCTGGTGTATGCCAACTTACGGTCAGATTCACGCCCTAAGTCGGGGACGGCCCGCGGTGATCTACCGAGCATCACAACGCCTGGAGCCACAGGTGGCCTGTAAATTCAAATGGATACCACCTTGGGTAGAAGTTTATCAACCTGCGGAGAAGCAGAAGAAAGGAAAGAGAAATGGAAAACCAACTATCTTTAGAACTTGACGCGAAGGCCCCGAGGGTTCGGGTGCGCTTGCTGAGTGACGATGAACTGGAAATGGAGGACCGGTTCAAGGAGATTGGATATTCGCCGTGGGTGGCGTTTAAGGATCAGATTCCCCCGGAGTCAGGGGGATGGGAAGTCCGGATCCCACCTGCTCTGGTAGGACGGAAAACTCACCTGGATGATTTTGCCCGCATACAGCTGGGGCTGGACAACTCTCCGTGGGAATGGCGGGGGCTTGCTGCTCCATACAGCGAAGCCCCACCGCGTCGGCGTGTTATTCTGGCGTAACGTCGTTCAGGGCTTTGGCGGCCGCGTTGTACTTGGCTTGGCAGTCGACGAGGTTAATTCGGAGTTTCTCGGCTCGGGCAGATTCCCTTGTAAGAAACTCTCCATCCTCCCGGTAAAGCCCGGCTCCTGTTCCGCTGACTCCTGGCCCAGTGGGGGCAGCACTGGGCACCCCATCCGTGCTGGTGCGCGTGGGGCGGTTCCGCAAGCTGATAAGAGCATTGCCAAGATTAGACTGAAGGCTAGCAAGCTGGCCGTTCGTGCTGGTTTGCTGGGTTTGAAAAGCATTGGTTAATCCTCTGGTGGTGGTTAATGCCTGCTCTGCTGTGGTAGCCCGATCTTGGGCCATTTGCAGCCGCTCTGCGGCCATCTTTGCTTGCTCGTGGGTAACCCCACGATTGAAGCTCCAGTTATAGGCAAACCAGAGCAGGGCTGCTGCAGCAACCCACCCGGCGATAGCAAGCCAGGCTTTCATAGTGGGGAGGGCGAAATTCATGGAAGATCCTTCAGGCAATAGGAGAGTTCAAGATTCCGGCGCTTCGTGAGGCCCGGCAGTTCGACCATCATCCCAGCTACCTTTGCCTTATTCCAACGGAGCAACTGATGGCAGGCCCCAGACCAATCCCCGGCCTTGAGCATGCGGGCCGCGGTGCTCTTCTGGGGATCACAGGCAATCATTGGTCCCAGGTTGTAGGCAGCGTCGCCAAAAGCGATTAGGACCCCCTCCGGGGCTTCGGGAACGCAGCGGTCAACCTGATCCACGGCTTTGAGCATATCGCGCGTCAGGAGCCCTTTGCATTCATCTACGGAGTAGGTCTTTCCTTTGACCACGTCGGGGCCGGTGGTGCCATAGCAAACAGTTAGCACGCCGGGGGGATCGTAATAGGCGACCTGCCGGAGTCCCTCACTAGGAATCGCAATCAAAGCGGCGATCGTGGCGGCGGTCCCTACCTTGCGGGCACGATTACTTGGGGGCATCATGCAACTCCTTTTGAACGACGAGGCGGGAGATCACGGTGGCAAGGCTGGTGATTACTGCCAGCAGGGCAAAGAGCCCCCGTGGTATCGCATCACTGAATAAGGGCAGGAAGGCTTCAACCCCTCCGAACATTCCGGAGAAGACTGCCCAGCGAATGGACCAGGCTCTTTTGAGCACCCGCTTGTAGTCTGGAATCAGTTTCATAACCACTCCTGTAAAAATGACAACAAAAAGCCGCTACCCCAGTTAAAGAGTAGCGGCGAGATTGACCAAGGCCCGGAGGGGCCTGTCAGGGAATCAGGCCCAAGGGACCGGAGCAGTCACCGGAGCCTGATTGAGACGGAGTTTATATGCCGCGAGTTCAGCATCAGCTTGGCGCTCAAACTGATTGTCATCACCGGCATCACGTTTGATCCATTCGACAACTTTGGCTTCCGTCAAGTCTTCGAATGGGATGGGAGTCACGGGTTGATTGGCAAAGCCAGTATGGTAGTTGTGCTTGAAGGAGTGCGTACCGTCATTGGCCGTGATGCTGAAAGAAGCCCCCAGCACGATTCCAGCTGGGTTTTTGGTCAAGTTGGTGACTGCGTATGCGTAGGTAGTAGGCATGATGATTCCTTATAGAGTTGAAACAGACTTACTCAGAGGCCGGGGCTTCAGAAGGAGGCGGAGCGGTGGGGCCAGAGTCTTCGGTGGTCTGGGCCTTGAACTGATTGGTCAAGTCAACCAGCAGGGGGTAGGACCCTGATTTGTTGGGCAAGTCCCCTAGGATGTTGAGGATAGCCCCGGCTGCTTGGGGATGCATGGTAAAAGTGATTGGTTTGATTTGCATAGGAACTTTCATGAAAAGAAGGTCAAATAACTTGACCCTCAATATATACAGCCATAGGGCTAGTTAGCCGCAATGATTACCCAGTTTGTGCCATTCGATTGCAAGGTGGCATACTTACCTGCAGTAGCAGCAAGAATGGCGGTCCCCGCTGCTCCCCCGGCTAAGGGGACCACGTTGGATGAAGCTGAAGTCACGGTGCCAGCGAATTGCGTTACCAAATTGAGTATCCGGTTAGGATAGCTAGCAGCAGCAGGCAAGGTGTAAACCGAGGCCTGCGTCGTCTGGATGATGGTGCAATCCGTAGCCCCCACTGAGCAGGTAGCCCCGCTGTTCGTGGCAAAACCAAGAGCAATGGAGTTAGTATCTACCGCGGCAATTGGGGCCGTTACCTTCCCGAAGGATGAATTCCCAGCGTAGGCATTATTCGCGCTGCCTGCCGCATAAAAATTCCACCGATTGGCCCCCGCCGCCATATTGCCATGGAAGCTATAGTTATTGGTACCTCCGGTCAGATTCGAGGAGACGTAATACCCATATTGCCGGGTCACGGTCCCAGCAATAGTTCCCTGAGCCACATAGAAGTGCTCCATGTCAGGTAGGGTGAACCCAGCGGCCTGACCCATAAACGAACTAATACCGATTGCTTCAGTGGTGACATCCGACTGCACAACGCCCGCCTGGCGAATGCCGAAAGAAGTCACGGCGCCTGTTATGTTTTTGCCGACGTGCAGCGAGTATCCGGTCAGGGTTGTGGTGCCGACGCCGACGCTTCCCGCAAAGTAGTTATCCGCAGTCCCCGCTGCGTAGAAGTTGTAGGTGTTCGACGCAGCAGCAAGCCCGCAATATGCCCCGTAATTCGTCGTCCCTACGGTATGGGGTTGGATGTTCAGTCCGAATACCGTGCTTATCGTTGCGCTGCCAGAGTTGGCGATGCTTGTTGCGAAACCGCTGAAGCTGGTCAGCGTACCTGCGGCGCTGGTTGTGAGCTTGCTACGAACACCATAGGTTGCTGACGCGGTAACTGCATCTTGCAGGATGACATCACCTTGAGTACCGATGATATTGCCTGTCCCGCCATACCCAGTCACTATGTATGTTATCCCCTGGACCCCGAGTTTTTGAGTGGAGCCGGAAGCCGCATTTGTGTTTACCTGGAAAACAGCATTTGTGTCCGCAGCAGACGTGGACGAGCCGGTCAAGTAGCTGTATATCTTGCTCGTTGCTGCTGGCGCGATACCAATCCCCAAACTACCAGCAAAATAGTTGTCCGCGGTGCCTGCTGCATAGAAGTTGTAGCGATTAGCTCCGGCCGGGATGTTCCCATAAAAGCCGTAGTTAGTAGTGGCCCCGGTCAGGCCTGCTATTACGTAGAAGCCATATTGCCGATTCACCGTCCCCGTGAAAACGCCGGCACTGGCTACGTAGTGTTCAAAATCCGGAAGGGTGCCAGCACTCACTGCCGGGTTAGAAACAAATGAGGAAAATTCGGACGTCACAACCGAGGGATCAATCGTCCCGGCTAATCTGGATCCGATGGATGCCGCCGCGTAGTTATGCGTCCCAGAAGCATACATCCGAGTGTTCGTAAGAGGAACAGCGCCGAGCCCCATACGCCCGGCGCTGTCTATCCGGATACGCTCAACCCCACTAGTGCTTACGGCCCAAGTATCAGCGGCAGGAAACCACAGCCCAGTGTTCGGGTCACCAATTGATGTGATTGAGGGCAGAGCCGCAGTCCCGGCAGCAAAAGAGGAAACCCCAGACACGGCCAGAGTGCTTGCCAAACTCACTGGCACTGGCAAGTTAGTAAAAAGATTATCCAGCGTAATCTTTTTCAAATCAAACCCGTCACGGCTAAATGGCAAGAAATCCCCCGCCAATAGCGCCGTGACTGTCGGCAGTTGATTCATGTATAAAGCCGTCATTGCTTAACTCCTTAGGAGGTCACTTCGCAGTGCCACCAAAAATTGATTTAACCGCCCCGACTAGGGCTCCAAAGCCCCCGACGGAGTAGATCAGGGACATGATGAAAGCGATAGTTATCCCTTTTTTAACCAGCCCCCAAAGACTACCCAGGACAAAACTCCCTGCTTTTTGGGAGGCGTGCTTTTGGAGGGTGGAGAATCCCACGAACCAAAACTGCTGCACTGAATCTTCTTTCAGCGCCTCCTTAATAGCATCCTTGATGCCCAGTGCGACCGCCTCCGCTATTTGCTGGCGGAGGTAGTGGATGGTCTCGTTAGTCAAGCGCACCTCTTGCGGAGAGCGCCGGTCCTTTTCAGGGGGCACTGGCCCTTCTGCGCTCTCCAGATCAATCTCAGGACGATCACTCATGCTGATGACCCTTTATGGCAAAGTGGGGGCGGGGGGCAAGGAGGCAATAAACGCATCACCTTCGGGGATGGTTTCCGTCTCGGCCAGCATAGCCGCGTACCGGGGCTTCGTAGCGGCTCGGCATTGGTCCCGGTAGGCCGACAAGGCTTGCGCTCGTTGTCGGCTCTCAGGATCATCACTGAAGGCATAGCTAACGGCGTCCAAGATACTGTCAAAGCCCCAGTCCTCGGCCAGATCGTCAAGATGTGCAGTTACCGCCCGGCGCAAGTGCTTGAGCCCTTTAGCATTGGGCTTCACCTTTGGTTTCTTCTTCAGGATCGGATGGCCATCCTGATCGGCGTCAATAATTTGCCCGGCTTGCTCCCCCACCAGCATGGCTACGTGCTGCTCTGGGGTAATCTCCACTGCATCAGCGGGAATCTTGCAATCAGGATTCGGGATCGTGACAATTGGCCCCACGGCGTCGAAGTCCGGAACCTCAATCTCTGGGCGGACGGCGTCAGAATCAATCACTTCAATTTCTGGTGCGATGGCGTCCGGCTGATCGTCCGGAGCAACCCACGCGGGATCGGGGATCATCTTGGTAGGAGGCTCCCAGGCAGGATCAGGCACCAGCTTCATGGGGGGCGTCCATGAAGGATCAACTGTGGTCAAAGTACGGACCCCACTTACCAGGGAGGAATAGAAGCCCTTGGTAGAGCGTGAAAAATAAAATCGTGACATTACCGTTTCTCCTTAAATACCGAGGGCCATCCAGACATAAATAGAGCTGAATCCGCTTCCGTTGTAGATTTGAATAGCCGAAGTCGACGTACTCACAATCCCGATGGGATTCCCTTGGGCCGTGCTCGCCCCTAAAGTAAAGTAGTTAGCCGAAGCCGAAATGATGGAACTCGGGAAGGTCACCGGATAGCTCGTGGTCCCAACGGCCCCCGGAGCAATAGCAGCCGTGGCGCCGCCCTGGATAATCATCCCGGACGGGAGTTTCTGCCACGAAGCACTGCCGGTCGCGCCAAAGGCGAAAACCCCGTCCTGGCGAGTTAGGAGGGGCGTGCCATCGACGATTTCCCAAATGCCAGGGGCTACCTTGACCACCCGGCAATAATCCGAGCCTGTCATGGTCACGGAGGTCAAGCCAGTAGAGGACCCGGTGCTGATTACGTCGGTGCTCTGGCGGGTCAGGGTGCAGGTGCCTCCTTTGACCACAAAGCTGATCGAAGCCCCAATAGGAGCAGCAGACGTCAAGGGCAGGGTCATCGTTCCCCCGGCCCCGGTCACCTCTATGATCTTGCCACAATCAGCAGCAGCCGTGAGTACCTGGCTGGCAGAGTAGCTGTTCTTGCCGCTAAAGGCCAGTCCGTTCTGTTGAACGAAGGCGGTGGTAGCCAGCAAGGTGCTGTTGTCAAATTGAGCAGCGGTGGTGCCTGTGCTGCCCGCGGTGCCTCCCGTGCTGCCCAGCAGAACCCACGCCCCGTTGCCGGCGTTGATGGTCGAGTTCCAGACCACCTCTACCTCACCACCAGCGATGATTGCGCCAGCAGTCAGGGCTACGTAGTTTGAACTCCAGATCGGGGAAGCAGCAAGACCGTTCGGGGAGAAGGTCGAAGCCCCCGTATTGGCGTACTGCGCTTTGAAGCGCAAGCGACGGCCATCATCTTTGGTCGTGACCGGGACCGCGTAGGAGACCGCGTAAGCGTTGGCCGTACCTGTATCAATGCCGTAGCTGATCAGGTTCATGGCCAGGCTTAGGGTACGCTCAAACCCCAAGATCACACCATCGTCGTTAATATCCAGCCCCGTGACATCAGCCATCATTTGTGCGATGGCGGAAGCTACGAATGCTGATTGCCGCCATACACTGTTGAGCTGCTGACTCTGGGCTACCCCAGCAGCAAAGCCGGTCGGCCGAGCAGCAAGGGCAGAGTATTGGGCGGGAGTCAGGATGTTGGCCCCACCGCCAGTAGCGAAGGGGAGGAATTGATTGATGCCGGGCATGTTAAATCCTTATGCGTGGGTGGGCCAGGAGCCGAGATCAAAACCTTGGATTGCTCCATTGTCGAGATCAAAGCCAAAATAAGTGGAGCCGGACGAAGGCTTCCAATAGTCCATATGCACGCCCTCCGGTTTGATGGGCATGTATCCGTTTTCAAACAAGGAGAGCAGAGTCACCGAGGGCAGCGTGCCTAAGAAGAACACGCCCGCCGTCATATCCTGATTGTCAACTACGAAGAAGGCCGGAGGGCCAGCAGCAATCAGTGGGTCACGGGGGACGGTAGTGGCCAGTTCGTCATAGCTGACATTGACTGCCAGATTCTGAATGGCCCCCGGCGTGCTGAAGACCGCGGCAAGAATGGCCTGCATCTGGGCTAGTGAACCATCCCAGGAGTTAGCGCCAATCTTGATCCGCAGCATAGTGCGGTAGGTATCGTCATCAAGGACGACTAGCCCTGATAGTGGGTTGCCCGGTCCCTGCCAAGTACCCTCGTCAAAGCCAGAGCCAACCACATCAAGCTGGAACAGGTTGGGGGGCAGCGGGATAGGCACATTGCGGGAGAAGCCTACCCACAGTCCAACTTGATCAAGCTGGACCCCCACTGCCAAGTCCAGGCTGAAATCATCAGGGAGCGCATTGAGCACGTTGATGCCGTCTACGAACCCCATAACTAAAGCCTCAACCGTGGCCATGAAGTTAGGCTGCTGGTTATGCTCCGAGGTGATCAGAGCGGTATAGTCAGTAGCTGCTGCCATGCTACACCGTCACAATCGTCACATCAGCCGCCAAGCAGGTGGCAATCTCATTGAACGCAATGCTCAAGTCCGCCGGGGTCTGGGCAGCAGGCTGAATAGCCGTCGTGATTCCGGCGACCTCATAGGTCAGGGAATCAGGGGCTCCATTCAACTGAGCAGGCAGATAGAGCCGAGACAGCATCACATCACCGCCGATACCCAAGCCATTCACGTAAGCCGCCACCGCATCCTTGATCGCCGTCCCAATCACCGTGGTGTAGTTGTTGATCGGGTGGATGGTCACGGTGATGGCCACCGCTTTCGGAGTGGGCACGAAGTAGCGAATAGTTTGCGCAGCCCCGGTGACGTCGGTCAAGGGAATAGCCGTCGTGCCATGCGTGTAGGTGCCCGGCGTCTTCTTGTTCATGATGGCCGTAGCAATCTCCAGGGAGTCACCACCTTGCACCACCAGCGCAATCGAGTGCGGGGGTAATCCGTTGAAGTCCGTAGCCCCGGTATCATTCTCGTAAGCCGCGACCAGTGATACCCCGGCCACGCTTTCTACAGCCCCTACTGTGCCCGCCAGGACCGTGAGGGATGGCAGGGCAACGGATGTCTTCTGGCGCTGGCGCAGGGCCGCATCCGTTTCAACTGGGTTGCCGGGGCTTGCTGCTGACGGATTGGTGACCGATTGCCAGCCCAGTATCGGGGTCATGATATTGGTGATGGTCCCGGCGCTGGCAGCAATGGCCCCCAACTCTTGAGCAGTGGCAGTGACCGTGATAGCCCCGGCCAGTGGGATGGTCACGCTAGCGGGGAGGTCCCACAGATTCTGATTGCCATCCCGCACTACCCCGTTGTTGATCACGGTGCCAACGGTCCCGGTGATCGTCAGGTTGACCTGTGAGGCCGAGGCCACCAAGCGCGCAATGCCGTTTATTTTGACCTGATTACTCAGGGCTACCCCTTGGGCAGTCTGCGGCGAGTAGGCGTTATAAACGCTGATCGTTGCTTGATTGGCGTCATGGACGGCCCGCGCAAAGACAGCAAGCAGTTGCCCGTCCTGGCTATCCGCTTCCAGGTAGGCGTCCGAGCCGTAGATACTCCGGAAGCTCGCTTGCAAGGATAGCAGAATGTCGTTGTAGCTGGGGGCACTAATCCCCGTGCTGGTGATCGTAGCAGCCAGCGTTGCCAGTGGGTATGAAAGTGGCATTAGAAGATCCCCGTTATAGTGGTGGCACCGTAAATGGTGTCAATCGTGGCGGTCACTGAGAAGCTGCGGCTGTCAACCGTGCTGCTGTATTGCGTGATGGCCTTCACTCCCGGCGTGCCCAAGATGCGTTCCTGCACTTCAGCATCCCGGGTCGCCACCGTATTCACCCCCAAAATGTTGTGCAGGTTTAAGCCTTCCGCCGAGTTCAAGAACCACTCACCGGCAAAGAGTTTGAGCCGGGTCAGAGCAGCCTGTGCCACGGCCACCGGGGAATCCTGCAAGAAGGCTTCCCGCTTGCCAAAGACGTAGTCCCCGGTCGGGGATAGAGCACGGTAACGCATGGGGCCTCCTTAGCCGCGGAACAGCTTGACGTCAGTGATTGCGAATTCCCAAGGGCCAGAGCCTGGCTCGTCAAAGACGTGCCCAGTGAAGATGCTATTCTTCGCCGGATCAAACAGAATGTTGGGGTCTGAGACGATACCACTGTCATAAATCAGACCGTCAGCCTCCGTGCTAACGCGGAACTGGACGGTCTGCTGGCTTCGGTCCTGGGGCACGGTTGAGATAAACTCAATGTCGTATGTCACGCCATCCAGCATTTCAGGCACGCCGGGCGCCCCATCCAGCAGGTAGTTACCGGGGGGCACGCCATTGAACCAGGTCTCTATCCGGATGGATGGCACGGTTTGTTGCGTGTAGGTGCGGCCAAAGATCAGACCAACTCCCCACACGGCTGTTTCCCAAGCATCAATATCACCCCGCATGACAAGGGCGAAATGCCCAGACATAGGGGGCACTGAATTCTGCTGGAAGTAGTCGGTGCTTTTGAGCTTGAAAGTCACCCGGTAGTTCTCGTACCAGTGATCAGGCAAGCGGAGGATTTCAAGGCGTGGTGGTGTCATGGTGTTAGTTATATGAAAAGACAGCGTCTTGGCCGGAGATACTTGGGACCGGCGTACCTGAAACGCCAGGACCAGGAGACACATTAAGATGCTGATGCTCCATGTAGGGAATTCCATTGATGACCAACTTTCCGTAAATGTTGATGGTAGGGGCAGTGATGTCTACGGACAGGGCCTGGATATTGGCTTTGGCCGGGGTCATCACATCGACGTCATGACTGCTGGGGTCAATCCGCAGATAGGCCTCACCGTCATCTGTTCGCAGCTCAACGCAACTCGTGTTGATGTTGCTCTGCACCTTGGGCTGGCTGGTAATTCCCGGCAAGCAGAAGCCATCACTCAGGTCCATCATGCGGAATTCAGCCTGAATGGATACCTGCCCAGATTGCCACCACTGATCAATGCAGCGGTTAGCGAAAACCACCAAGCATTCGTCCCCAGCCTGGAGGGGGAAGGTCAATACGCAGCCACCCCCACCTGGGAAGAATACCGGACAATCGACCAGCAAGGGCAGGTCCGTCCACTCCTTCGAGCCATCCGGCTTTTGCCACTGCATTTGAATGGCTGGCTGAATGGTGCAGGTCCGGTCCGAGGGATTGAACTCTTTGATGATGCCGGGCGTGGCCGTCCACAGCTCTGACTTCAATCCCTGCATCGCCGCAAGTAGGGCAGTTACCGGGGAGGCCCCCCGTTCTCGTCGATCCATTTTTATTTCTCCTATCCGTATGCCTTGCAGGTCATGGTCACAGGATCAATACTGAGCAGCGTCAATTCTGCATAGTAAGGCTGGCCCCGCGTATCACCTTCATATTCAATCACGTAGACCCGGTAAAGGCCGTCCGCTTGCAGGTCTGCCATCATCTGGAGCCCGGCCCATTGGTTGTAGGGCACCATGGCTCCCCACGGATCCTGATTCAAGGTCTGATTGATTGAGCGGTTGTCAATTTGCACCAGCCCGCCAACCTGAATCCGTGGGTTGATCAGGCATTTTGCTTGGATGCCGTTCTGGGTCTGCTCTGGGCGTCCCACAAGCCCTGTCTGGCCGTTTAGGACGACCGCTTCGCCGGGAAGGTAGCCGGTGAGTGGGGTGACCTGAACTTTGCCGTCCTGAATGCTCCAGGTGGCCCCAATGCTCTGCGCCGTCATCCGGATGGAAGCACGAGCCAGGCCGAACAAGACCTTACCCCGCGGCAGGATCCCCCCAGTGGATGGAATCTGCAAATCCCCCGGCGTCACCCCATAGGCCCCCATGGCTGCAATCGCCGCACGAACTCGCTGCTCGTTGCTACTGCCCCGGCCCAAGGTATCGTGCATCATGGCGAAGTTGTAAGCCTCGTCGCCATCAGCGCAGAGCAAATCCAGGTAGGTATCGGTGGTGCCTTCTCGGCCGATCCGGAATTGCCGGATGTTGCCTTTGAAGATCACCCCGAAGTTATCACCATAGCCCGCTTGCAGAATGACCTGATCAAACTCCTTGCGGACATTGGTCACCGTAGCCGGGTTCAAGTTATAGACCCGGATCATCGCGTTGTTAGGGCTCTCCTCGTCATCAGATTCCACCCGGAAGCGGAAGCGAAGCTCAGACAGGTCCAGCACGTTATCTGCGCTGGTCAGCATCAAGGAGGCCCGGCGCCCAAACAGGTAATCGTTGGTTTCTGTCATTACGTCACCACGAAGAAAACGTGCCCAGTGGTGCCCAGATTGGCATACGTAGGCACGGCATCAGGATCGGTATCAGTCTGAACCACCAAGGCCCCGGTGAACCCCAGGTAGTCGTATGGGGCCAGCAGGTTGAGCCCCGTGATGACCGGGATACCCTGCACTATTGGGCTTCCAGCAGAATCAGCAACATCAAGCATCCAGGAGCTGGATTGCTTATTCCAGTAGAAGTTAAGCCGGTAGGTCACGCCACCGAGTTCGATGGACATGACCTGGGCCTTGCTGCTCAAGGGAATTTCATAAACCGTTGGCATGGTGCCTCCTTAGGCGAGAGCAGAATCCATCGCCCCCGCGTTGTAGTATGGGTTGCCCGACAATTGCTGGGTCCCCTGATTGGTCGTTGGATTGGTCAAGTCCGGGCTGGCTTGCTGGGAGGCTGGCACCGTGTTCTGGATAATGCGGGTTGCCACCAGAATCACCTGCTTGAACGTGGCGGTCACGACCAAGGTGTTTTCATTCTGGCGGTTGGTCGCAGTCACCAGCTTTTTAATCAGCATGTTAGTGTACGACCGCTTGCCAGTGTTGATGGTCAGAAGCTCCCGATTCGATTGCATTTCCAGCAACTGGTCGTAAATCTTCTTGACCTGCTCAACCCCGCTACCTGCCAAGAGTGACGGCGGGATGATGGTGACGAGACCCAGCAACCCATCCTGGCTCCGGCTATTACTGAGACCAAAATTCAACACCACTTCAGCGGGCTTCTTGAAGGCGTGATCCGTGATGCTGGCCCCCTGCTCAATCGGATGCTCCGTGATCTCCAAGTCATCCGTGTGGGTTTCCTCGAAGGTCGCGTAGCCGGTGATGGAGCCGATATTGCGATTGGGCTTTACGGACACCAAGCCAGACCCAAGGTTGCTGTTCGTTAAAAATCCAACTGGTATATTCATCACTGCACCCTTGTAGTCATTTGCCGAACAATATCCTTGTTGCTGACGGCCATGGCATCAGCCACCATCCGGCTGGCCTCCTCAGGCTGCTGGACCCCGGTGATGGTGATGTTGTTGGTCTGATTCAAGCTGGTAGCGGCGCCCCCCGTCGTCTTGGCAACGTACCCTTGGGTTTCTTGCGGCAAGACTCCCAGTGGCAGCTCGGAGACGCCGACCCCGGCCCGCTTCGCCGCTTTGTCAAGGTTGCCCTGTCCAAAGTTATAAGCAGCAGCAGCCAAACCAATATCACCACCGTACTGCTTCAAGAGCCCGGCATACTTGCGAGCGGCCGCGTCAGCCGATTTCTCGAAGTCGTCAGGATCATCCAGACCAAACTCCTTGGCCGTCTTAGGCATGAACTGGAAATGACCGCGGGCGCCAGCTTTGGAGAGCATGTTCCTCCCCCGCCCGGATTCCGCGTGCCAGACCCGATCCAAAAGCCCGGCAGGCAATCCGTACTTCTTCTCCAGTGCTGCCAGCTTGGTAGCTGCATTTGCCGGGGCTCCTACGGGGCTAGGAGCGCTTGAAGCCGGTGGGGTGGGGGCAGTGGTAGGGCTTGGGGCGTTTTGGCCCCCCAGATGCTCAGGAGCCATGGCCCGGCGCTTGGCCAGTTCCGCCTCCTCGTTGGCATTCAATTCCCCAGAGTGGAAAAGCAACCCGGTCCCCACGCTCCCTTTCAGGAACTTGGCACCAAACCCAATAGCACGAGCCAGTAATCCGCCCCCTGCTGCCGCTCCCCCGGCTGCGGCTGCTCCAGCCCCGGCAGCAGCACCGCCCGCAGCGGCCCCACCACCAGCAGCCAGTGCAGCCCCGGCCCCTACGAGCTGAATGACCGCAGCGGCCAGACTCAGGACCCCACCAATGATGCCAGACAAGGAGATTGCTGCAATACCTACCAGGATGCCTTTGAAGCCCCCCAAAGCCGATACAACGGAATCCACCTTTTTACCTACGTTGGCCCAATCGACGGAGGCCAACCACTTGGCCATGGATTCGATACCATCCGCAATCGCTTTGACAATCTCGTCAGCATGAAGCAGCAACCACTGCTCAAAGCGCTCAATCATGGGCAGGAGCACTGGCATCAGCTTAACGCCGATACTCGTGGCAAGCAGACTGAACTCTGCCTGTAGGTCACGAATCTTGTTGGCGAACTGGACAGATTGCTCCGCCGCTTCGTCCGGGCTCAGTCCGAACTTCTTCAGCAGCGTTGCGTATTTCTCCTGGGCTGCTTTCAGCTTGGGCAGGCCCTGTTCCAACATCAACAAGGTATCAGGATCAATACCAAAGATTTGCGCGTACTTGGCCGCTACGAAGGGGGCCATCGCTGACAAGCGACCGATCAGCTCTTCGAACATCTTGGCCGGGTCAGTGGCCGTGACCCCCAAGCTCCGCAGCAGGCCATGGGTGCCGGGGTTCAGGCGCAAGGTCCGGGTGAAGTTTTCCAGAGCCCCCTGTGCCTGCTCCGCAGTCAGGCCAATCTGCCCGGCTGCGTAGCGGAGACTCATGAGGCTTTTGACCGTGGTCCCCGTGCGCTGGCTGGCGTAATACAGCTTCTCCATCTGGACCGCTACCAGCTCGGTGCCAGTCACGATCGCAGTGGCGGTTCCAACCACGGCCATGCCCAGAGTTTTGACGCCCTTGCTAATCGTGCCTAGGGCTTTCTCCATCTTCTTGTAGCCAGCGGTATCAATCTGAAAACCTAGGGCTACCAGGTATTCCCGCAGGATAGATGCGTCAGCCATGTTTTACCTCTTTCTGCTGTCGGGCTTGGTTCTCTTGCTCTACGTCGATGGCCTCGTTTAGCAAAGCAATGAACTCCAAATCAACGCTGCCATCAATCAGACTCTCCCCACTGATCAGCTTGCGGAGGACTGGGCGAAATACCCAGTCCTCCTGCTCACACATGGCAACGTAATTGCCTGACGCTGTCGAGTTCGTTAGGAGCTTGGCAATTGCGTGCCGTCGCCAAGCCCCGCGAAAAAACCCTGGAGATTCAAACGGACGACCTCAACCACCAAACGAATCATGGCCATCATGTCAATGTCCTCAAAGGCGAGGGCCTGACCTTGACTGATCTTGGCATACCCAGAACCGGAGAGCCGGGTGACGGCGCCCAAGCACGTGAAGATCACGTAGTTGGAATCCTCGTCACTCATTTTCGCAAGCACTTCGCTTGCCTTCTCCACGGCTTCCATAATACTCCCAGTACCACCCCCGTTTGCCGCGTCTTTCAACGATGCATAGGAGAGCCCCACCGCAGCCAGGGCTGGCATCAAGCGCCGGGTGATGTGGAATTGCTGGAGGGCATTGAGTTTGCCAATGCGATACTTCTGGTTGTTGATTTCGAGTTCCATTTTGTTTCTCCGAGAGTTTCAGGGTCGGCTATTAGTTGGAGCCGGATCCAAAGGTGCGCTCAATCCGAATCGAATCAAACGCCCATTCCACTGTGCCACCATCCGTGGCGTAGGTCATGTCCGGGGCTTTGCTGAACGCCGTCTGGAAGCAGGTGATGACATCGCCACGATGCACGTCCGTGCCCACCAGTGTGTTCTGGCCATGGTTGGCAGAGTTGGCGGTCTGGAAGGCATACATAGCCGAGAGCAACGCATTGGTAGGCGAGGTCTTCAGCAGGCGCACTGTCACCTTGCCGGATTTGTCGGCGTGAAGCGAGTGCATGCCGGAGCCATCAGCACCGATCGTCATGGTATTGATTTCGCCGGTGGGGGCGAAGGTAATACCTTCTTCAGCAGCGCCAGCGCCATTGCCCAGACTGAAAGCCCCACCGGGGCCAACGATGGAGCAGTTGAAGTCAAGAAAGCTATAAGTTTGGGGGGAAGACATGAATGCTTACTCCTTGATGGTTGGGTTGAATTACTGGTTGACGTTCAGGAGCACGGCACTGTCGTGGATCGCGCCGGCCAGCTTGAGTGCCACTTGGATGGGCATTGCATGACGGGCGGTGCGGTCAGCCGGGTTCTGGACGTTGTAGCTGTTGCTGAAGACGTAGTAGCCTTTCTGCAAGAAATCACCCTGCTTCAGTTGACCAAAGCCTTGCGAGTTCCAAACGCCGGGCGCCACCATTCCGTTGGTCACGGCCTGGATACAGACGGCTTCCACTGTGGTGAGCAAGAGCTGCTGTCCTTGATCCGTTTGGGGGATCTTGGTCGGGCTAGTATAGAGCAGGTTGTAGAGCGAGTTCTGGATGGTGACCGCGGCCCAGTCAGTGCCCGTCACCACGTCAGTCCAGATACCGCTGGCGTTGATGCCTGGCTCCAGGATCGCAGTGCCATTGTCGTACTGCACGAAGATGTTGACGTTCTTGGCTTCGGCCGCTTGGGCTTGGCTCAGGGTCAAGTTCTCGTAGACCACGCCTGGCTCTTGCTTGAACTTCAACGTGATCACCGTATTGTTGGCGTTGTAGTTCGTGGTCAGGATCCGGGCCATGGCCGACAAGCACGCATAGGGATTCTGCGAGCTGTATTGCGTGAAGCTGCGGTTGTAGCCCAGAGCCTTGAGCAGGTAGCCCACGTCAGTGGTGGCGTTGGCACTCAGGGTATTGGCGTCACTGGTGGTCAATGCATACATGTGCTTGTTGCCAGAACCTTCAATGAAGCCGGCCACTGCGGTGTGATCCGAGGATGCCGAAATTCCTGGGATGCACAAGCCATACCACTTCTGACCAATCAGATTGTCGAAGATCGCCACTGCATCCAACGGAGTCTCCAGGGCCTGACCAGTGAACAGGTAGGCGCCGCCGGAGGTCGAGCGGCCAGCCAGCATAGCCGAAATGTCCGTGCCTGAACCAGCAGCCGTAAGGAAGCTGATACTGGAGGTAGCCCCAGTCGTGTTGCTGGTGATCTCGAAGCGGCTCAAGGTGGAATTCCAGATCACCGTGGTGCCGGCCAGAGCCGTCTGGATGATCGACGCCACTCCGTTCAAGCTCAAGGCGGCACTGAAGTTCAACGCACTCACTGTGGTCACTGCAGCACCGTCAATCGACACTTTGAACGAACCAGTGGTGATGGCAGTCCAAGTACTCAGGAGTTGCTGTGCGGTGGTCAGGAGGCCACAACGCAGGCCACCCTTGGAAGCAGCATTGACCCAGCGGCCAATCAGCAAAGCAGTGGGCTGTGGGGTCTGGCCGAACCAGACCTGCGCACCCAGATACTCAGCAGCAGAGGTGCCGAAGTCCAGGGCTACAGAAGCCAGGCTCCCGTAGCTGCGGTAACGCTCCGTGGTGTCGATGATTTCACTGGAGCCCAGCAGGAGCAGGTTGCTCAAGGATTGGGCCTGGGCGCCGGAAGGGGTCAGGTTGACCGCTACGCTGACGATGCGGCTGGAGGGCAAAACATTGGTCATGATGATTCCTTATGGAGAAACGGTGATAGTGGTGGTAAAGGGATCGTCCGTGTTGACGATGACGGTGGCATCCGCAACGCTACGGATTGGGTAGGTGATAGTGTTCCGTCGAGCCCACCGACTTTTAATGTCGATGCGTTTGACGTACTTCTCCTTGAGCAAGGCGGGCAGATAAACGTACTTGCCCGGGTCAATCAGCTTGATGCCATATGACTGGAGAACTACGCGATTCTGCTGGAGACTGATACCGGCACAAAACTGGCCCAGCACTGCTGCGCAGCCTGGGCCGTATGCCGATAGGTAGAGTTCCAGGAATTCATCCCGCTGGACTTCGTCAGAGCCATCAGTATCCACCAAGGGTTTGTGTGGTTCGTAGGTGAAGGTATCCTGAGCAATCGGGGCCACACTGAAGCTGATCCACGTCACCATGAAATCCGGGTGGTTAGGTGGCTCCGGTTGGAAGCGAGGTCGGACCAGATCACCAGCAAGGCCCGTGATGCCCACGATAGCCCCTTGGAAAATATCCTCCAGGGCATCGTCGTAATTCGGCATAGTGCCAGTAGTGGGGACTAGGTAGCCCCCGGTGCTTGAGCTGTTCGGCATGGGTCCTCCTTATTGAGCGGCGTCAATGGCCGTCATGGATTCAGCAACCACTTCGTAGAAGCCAGCACCGAAGCGACTGTAGGGCAGCACGTGCGTGACGAGGTAAGCCGTACCGTTCCAAGTGATCAGGTCCGGCTGGGCCCCAGTCACAGCACCTTGGATCGGGGTCTGCGTGGCCACAAAGATGCGGCGGGGGACCATCTGTCCGCTCTCCAGGCGCATCAAGCCAGCAGGCTCGTCCTGGGTCACCACCCCGTAGGCGGGGACCGGGGTTCCTGATCCTGGGGTGGTACGCCCATTGGTCCCGATGGTGTCGGCGCGCCGGGTGATGGTGAAGGTATCGCTTAGCTGGAAATCAGCAAGCAAAAAGGATACGTCAAGTTCAGGCATTCATTACCTCCTGCGTTTGCGTGCGCGTATCACGTAGTTGATGGCATTGCGAAGCTCGCCAGTCACGATTAGGGGCTTCGCAAGCGCAGAGCTGGGGGCTTCCCCTGCCTTTCGCCTGGCTCGCTCCTCCTGGGCCGATTTGGTGCGTCCTCGGCCCCTTGATCGGAGGGTGCTGTCCGCAAGAGCTGGGCTTAGCCCGCTATTGATCTCGTTCTGGATAGCGAGCTTCGCAATCAGGCCGGCCTGTGTCATTCCTTTTTCCACGGTTTGGGCACTGCCTCCGTTCAAGGCAGCTTGCAAAGTCTGGCCCAGCTTGGCAGCAATCTCTAGCCGGGCCTTTTCGATCCCAGGACGGAGGAAAGGCCGTGGTGGGATGTTGGCTTCGGGAGCGCCATTGTCGTGGATGTATCCAAGAGCAGCATTCGTTATGCCCCCGTTATCTGTCCGGTCACTGGTATCCTCGGGGAAACCCACCAGCACCTCATTCTGAGTGATCAGCTTGAGGGCTTCGGAGATACCAGCTAAGCCCGGCCCAGTCATCCTGATCCCGGGCTTCATCGCCATGATCAGGGCCCTGGATACGGACCGGGCCAGGCACTGGCCGCAGTGGTGGGGACTTCACCTACGCCCACTTGGACGGGGCCGGCGCCAATCATCCGAATCAAACGCACCAAGCGAATGCCGTAGGTGCTCAGATTCAATTCCCCGTTCTTGGGGTCAACGGCAAGAGCCGGGTTACGCGCGTAGCTCACCTTGTCTACGCTGGCATTGGTCAGTGGGCCTTCAATCGCGCCGGGGTTCTGCCCGCGCGATGCGGCTTTTGTGGCTTGCTGACTCAGGGTCAGATTGTGGGCAACGTAGAGTTGAACCCCATAATCGTACAGGTTGCCCCAGCGACCTACGTCAAACTGGAGGCCCGCAATGCTGATCCAGAAGTCAATCTGCGGCACCGGGTAGTTGGTGGCGTTAGCGAACTCCGGAAAGTTCGTCACAAAGGTGGTGGCGTTCACAGACATTGCGGGGGTCCTTTCTTATCCGCCGTAAATCTCGACCCCGTGCGCTTTTGCGAACCAGTGCTCGGCGTGATCGCGCGGCATATCCTGGGTGCCCGGCTCATAGGTCACGCTGCGGTGGTGATCCAAGGTGAGGTGGAAGGCTTTGGGGACGATGGCCGTCACCATTTCGACCTCGTCAGAGGTCTCCGGCGCTTGCTCTGGCGCTTCGTCAGCCTTGGGCTCAGCAGGGACCGCTACGCGGCCACGGCGGGTAATAGGGGCTTCGGCATCTTGCGTGCGAGCACGACGCACTGTTTTGTTATCAGACATTGGAATACTCCGTAAAGAAATGAAGGAGGGGAGGGGCCGAAGCTCCTCCCCCAATCAATCCAACCCGTGAGGGTTAGATGCCGTCGCGGTAGCCCAGCGTTTCGGGATAGACCACTTCAGTGACGCCCAAGCGGCAGTAGTAGGTGGTCTTGTGGAAAATGCTGTCGTACTGGATCGGGGTCTTCTGCAGCATGGTCATGGGGTAGCGCACGAAGTTCTTGGACTTCGTGTAAGCCACCATACGATCCACGGTGCCGGAAGTGCCCAAGGTGCCGCCAGCGCCGCAACCCACCAGCCATTTGGCGGGGGCAATGCGAATCTCACCAGCGCCCGAGGACTTGACCACGTTGTTATCCAGCAGGTAGCGCAGGATAGACACGTTACCGGCAGTGCTGACCACGCGGGTCGAGATCATGCCGAACTGAACCGGGGGGATCCGGATTTCGGTAGGCATTTGCGCGTAGCCGGAAGCAGCCCACACGGAGTTGATCATGGCGTTGACGTCATCCAAGATTTCTTGGGGAGTCTTCAATGCCCAGGTCACGCCACCGACGCCTGCAGGAACGTTGCTCACGTTGGTCACCAGCGAGCTGTTGAACAAGCCGGTCACGCCCACGGAGGTATCACCCACGTAAACCATTTCGTCAATGTCCATCTGGTGCTTCAAGCGCAGGCCTTCCAGCTTCTGGGCATCAATGGGGCGCCCCATCTTGGCAGCGCTTTCCAGTTCCAAGATAGTGAACTTCAACTCCATACCCCAAGGGGTCAGGGGGTTGGGCACCTTGCCAGTGTCGACACCAATGCCGGTCACTTGGTTCGATTGCTTGCCGATCCAGGCTTTACCGTTGCGGATGCCTTGGCCGGTACCAGCACCACCAGCAGAACCGAAGGTGGTCAAGGTGAAGGAGCTTGCTTCATCAGCAACGCTCACGTCTTCACGCAAGTCAATGTCCCGCTGCCAGCTAACTGCAGCCAGGGGCATGTGCAGTTCGGGATCCAAGCGCTCCAACTCACCGATCAGGAAAGCACCAGTGGAGTCGACTGTGCGCACGCCATCATGGGTGCGGTAGGCGTGGTCCAGGGTTTTACCACGGTGATCACCGTTGGCATTGATGGGGGAAGTCATCAACGCACCTGCGGTGTCGAAGGTCATGTTGTCAGTAGTGCGGCTGCGCACAGCCAGGCCACCGACCGCGGCCATGCAGGCCAAGGAAACGAGAGATTTTTTCATTTCAGATTGCTTTCAAAGAGTTTCGGAATGACGACCAGTGGCTTAGTTGCCTGCCCAGATTTCCAGCTCAGCAACGCCGGCGGAATCGGGAGGAGATTGCCATTTAGCGTTGGTCAGCAGGATCGTGCTACCACCAGTGGCTGCGGCCTCGAAGCCCCCCAGCACGTGTTGGCCAGAGGATGCTGCGCACCACACGTAGACGCGACCACCTTTGACGGGAGGATTGGCTGCGAAGTTGTTGCAGGTAGCCATGCAAAAGCCTTGGGTCAGATAGTCATGGATACCAGTCGTGCCAGGAGTTGCAGCACCGATGCTGGATGTCATACCACCGCTTTGTTGTTGGGCGGGGAATGGGCGGATCAGGATGGCATCAATGCGGGTCAGTGTTGCTTGATCAGCAGCCAGCAAACCACGCATGGTGTTGGAGCCCGAGTTCAGCGCCGGGAAGCCATAAGCTGCCACGGGGTTGGTCGAATCCATCTGGCCGGGCAGGATCGACGCAGGATGCGTGCGATTGACGTCACCAGGGAATCCGGCGCCCATGCGGTAGCCGAAGGAAATGTCACGGGTCTTAGCGCGCACAGCGCCCATACCCACCACGGCCAGAACGGCCAGAGCAACGAGAGATTTTTTCATTTCAAATACTTTCAAGAGTTAAACGAGGGGGACGGGCTTAGCCTTTGGCCACGCGACCAGCCCAGAACTTGGCGTTAGCTTCGTTCAGTTGGGCAATCGTCATGGGGCCACGGGCTTGGGCTTGCTGGGTTTGTTTACCAGGCGTTCCGGAATCGCCAGTTGCCTGGCGATTGTTCAGGAGGCCCTTAGCGCCGGCAGCAGCACGGAACAAGGTGGCAGTCTCTTGGCAGTTCATCTTCGCCATGTCCAGGGTCTTGACCCCACTGACGCTGTCGATGATTTGCTTGCCTTGAGCCGTGCTGTAGGCCATGTCGAGCACCTTGCGGCGCAGTGCGCACATGCTGTCAATGGTCTTGGTCCGTGTTTGCTTGCTGTCGAAGGTGGGGGCACGGAAACCGGGCACCAGGATTTCAGCCTGGGCCAGCAGGGCTTGGTAGCCGGTGGCAAGAGCTGCACTGTCACCAGTGCGGCTGGCACCTGCTGGGTTGTTGTTCATGCCCGTGGGTTCAGCACCTTCGTCTTCGGTGAAGTTCTGGGATCCGTTCTTTTCCAGATTGGGATCTTCGTCCAGGCCTTCGCCTTCCATGGTTTCAGGATCAGCCTCGTCCTGGGCGCCCCCGTTGGCACCGACCAGTTTCTGCACTGCAGCAGCCAAGGTAGACAATCCGTTTTCCAGGGCAGCGAAGCGAGCCTCGTAAGGATCATTGCCACCTTCACCTTCGTCGCTGGTCACCTTCTCCATGCCTTCGTGGGTGCCGGGGGTGTTCCCGCTACCACCAGCATGGATGTGGATGTGAGTAGCACCACCAGGGCCTTTAGTCCCCACGTTGCTCTCGTCTTCGGTTTCGCCGGAGGCCGCGCCTTCACCTTCTTCAGGATCAGCGTTGTTGCCCATAAGCATTTCTGCGTCACGGGTGGCTTTTTCAAACAGGGCACGGACTTGGGCGCGCTTGTCGCCGGTACGAGCACTGGCGGGTTTCCCCGTCTTCGCAGATGTTGCCATCTTGGTTTCCTTTCGGTTTGGGTCAATAAATGCTTGGTCGCCTATAGCACATCGCGGGCCGCAGCGACCTTTTTCGACCAGCGCGATATGGTTGCCGGTGATGTTGGATTGAGTTCCCTCACCATCAGCTGTTGCCGTATAGTCGGCGTCATAGCCACAGGAGACTTCCCGTTTGCCATTCAACACCGCTTCAATCAGTTTTTCGTCCGTGATGATCAGGTCAGCAAGGAGCACGTCAGCATCCTCACCTTCACCACGTCGCACGTTATCAAGGCTGAACCCCTGTGCCAACTGCTTCCAGTTCTTGGGGCTCACGTCTTCGTCAGGATGCTCGTCAACGACCGCGGCGCCCATAAAGCTACCAATGGTCTCAGGCTTGAAGAGTTCCTCTGCGGAGCGGTAGACCCGGGCAATCCCGTCAGGCCCCGCTTGGATCGGAGTTTCATCTGGGCCGTAGGCCATCCAACCCACGCGGGCAATGGGAACGTTGCGGCAAAGCAGGTTCCCATGTCGCGTGCGGCTCATGTTGGGGCCAATCTGCTCGGTGATTGGAATTTCAATCCGTTGATCAGGTGGGCCACGATCGCCGGTGGTAGCCCGGCGGACAATTTGACGTGTGGTCATGGTCAATCCCTCCTAGTAGGGTTAGGGTGGGTTAAAGGTCGGCAAGGACGGGTTCCGGAAAGCAGCGGCAATTCGGCCCGCACCCTGCGTGGTAGGGGGCCAGATTGGCGTCGGTCTTCGGAGGATCGTCCCAACGTATGAATTTACCGTTGAGCGCCCGGTGGGTGTCTCGCACATCAAGATCACCACTGGTGCGCCATATGTAGCCCTCACTGCCTGCGAACTCGGCTCGTGCACGTGTAAGCGTGGAGGCCGTGCGTGCTACCTCTGTGCGAGCGATCAGCTTGGCCCTGCTAGCACTGACTTCACCGGTGCGCAGTATCTCGGCAGCGATGGTGCTGCTCCGTTGGCTGGTCATCAGTGCTTCAGTCGTGAGTTTGTGAACGCGCTCTGCTGATTCAATGGGCAAGGAGGTGATCAGACCCACCTGCTCCTCCATCAATGCCGCATAGATGCTTCCCGTTGGAGCCTGGAGGATTTCAGCACGCAGGGCTTTGCTCATTTCCTCGCTGTGTGTCTTCCAGGCTCTTTCGTTGCGTCGTCCTACGTCAGCCAGCATAGCAGCCGCTACAGTGCGTGCCCACGGCATGATCAGGTCAGAGTAGCCCCGTAGGGTTCGCACCACCGAATCATCACGGACGATGCCATCTGGGGCCAATCCCCGAACGATGGCATCAATCTGCTTCGCTACTTGACGGAGCCTACTGTTGTAGCTTGACTCTGCGGCTCGGGCCATTAGGCGCTGGGCCCTTTGCCCCGTTCGGTCGAGTTTCATCGTCTGGCTCCTTCTTTGCTGGCGGGAATCCCGGCTTGTCTGGCTTGGGCAATCCTGCCTCAGGTGGGGCGCCCAATCCAAGGCCAAGAGGATCATCCAGGAGCCCTTCAGCGCCGGGTGGGGCTATCTCGTCATCAGCTTGAGCGATTAACTCCTCCGTGATGTTCGTGAAGACCCCAGTGGTGCGGCTCGATTGACGTAGTTCCTTCAAGGCTGTCTGTCGACCAATCAGGCCATCATCGACCGCCTTGCTCACAGTCTCGCCGTTGCTCTTGGCAATGCTGGCCTTATCAAGGTCTGTCAGTTGCCACAGGCTCACGAAGTCAATAGCGAAGTTCTTAGGGAGTTGGATCCCCAAGCTCTGGGCAATCAGCTTGTATATAGTTGTGGCGCCACCATGAAGCCCTTTGCGTTGCTGCTGACGGATACCGTCGTAATACGTGCGCAGGTCCGATTCCCCGCTGGCATTCATGCCGCCAGGCGATTGCCCGAACAAACGCACCAATGGGATTTGCAGAGCACCGCTCAACTGCTGGCCGAACTGCTGCAGGGCACTATCCAAGCCACTGAAGGCCGAGTGCTGTTGCGTTTCAAACTCGTCTTCCTTGTCAAGGAGGGTGATCCCTTCCTGACCTTGATAGCGCCGCATCGTATCGACGTAGGTCATCAGACCTTGCATCGGTTGCCCGCCTGCTGAAACAATGTCACGGAAGCCGTCGATCTTGAGCGTGCGCAGGTAGCTTTTGAAAACCAACTGAGCAGCGCCAGTGGATGCGCTATCGAAGGCCACCATCCGATCGTAGAGCCGCTCCAGCACTGAGATGCCCCACAGGTTCTCCGTGAGCCGCTGGTTGTAAGGGAGGCGGATGCCCTCACCACGGAACATGATCCGGCTATGGTGCACGGACATTCCCCGCAATGCTGGGCTGTTGGGGCCGACCCGGTAATACTTGGGCAGACCCAGGTGGGGACCGAAGTCTGTCACCAAGTCTTCAAGAGCCGGTTCTACCTGCCAGCGATCCAGCGTTAGGAGGCCCTTGAATGCGCCAGGCCCTACAGTCTCTAGGCGCAGGGGCGTTCGCAGGTCCTGGCCATCAATAAGGGCGATGACAAGGCTTCCTCCGTAAAGTCGGCTCCACTGAATGCCCTCGTTGAGTTGCTCCCATATCTGCAAGCGGGTGGCTTCATACTGAAGGGCCTCCGAATCATCAGGGGGCATTTCGGTCAGGAACTCTACCCCGGCCCGGGTCATGTCGTCTGCCACCAGATCGACGGCCACCCCACCTAACCAGGAGCCGCGGTGGATCCACTCCAGCATGATCCGCATGCGGGTGATGGGATTGAATCCGTAGGTGCTGCTCGTCAGTGCGTTGTCAGCGCCGATACCAAGCTTGTGGGCGAAGTTGACAAAGCTATCAAACGTCGCCGCTTTGCTCTGCGTGCCATCTGGCAGGACTTTGCCCCGTAGCTTGGTATCCTCGCGCTGGGCGTCACGCACCGCCGCTTTGATTGATTGCTTTGCCATCGTGGCTCCTTACTTTTGAACTGGCTTCTTTTTCGCAGCAATTCGTTTCTTGGCTTCCTCCACGTCAGACTTGGCCTGCATCTGGCGGACGCCAGGATTGACGCCGGGGCTCACTGGCTGCTTGGCAATCTTGCGTGACTCCTTCAACTGCTTGGCTTCCAAGTTGCGATTCTCTTGACGCATTGGGGTGTACTTGGGCTCCTTCTTAGAAGCCCCAGCACCTGAACCCCCGCCCTTGCTTACGAACTGACCTCCTTTCGAGGAGCCAGCAGGGGCATGCTCGGGACCAGCATCACGGGTGCGGTGAATGTGGATATGTATATGCTTGTCCATAATAATCCTTCAGAATAAATATAACGCGGTTTGAAACCCCACTAAGCCCCATCGCTGGGGCTATCGTTTGGTGCAGAGGGCTACAAGTCCCGTGGAGTCATACGACGCCCACAGGTCTTTGCCGCTGGCCCTGGTGGGCTTGTACTTTGTATCACAAGTGGCACCAACTGGAGCGCGCTCCTTTGACTTTCTCAGCACGCCATCAGTCAGGGTGTAGGCTGGGCGGGTTTGGTACTTGCCGTTGGGCTTGACTGCGTACCAGTCTGCGCCACGTGGGCACTGTGCTTGCGCCACCATCGGGATACACAGCGCAAGCACGCAGGCCAATCTACGCAAGGACTTCCTCTACCCGCGTGGCGTCCACATGATCTTCGCTGCCGATCTTTCCCCCATCGACATCGTAATAAGTGATGGAGTACACATCCTCGCTGCGGCGCAGACCGACTACACGGCCATCGTCTAGCGTGACCGTGGCGGCTTCGTGGTGGCCGCAGCAGTCCTCAGTTTTGAAAACAACGTCTGAAAGTTTCATGATTTTTTATCCTTCGATTTTTCGGCAGAAAGGCGCAGACAAGATCATTGTTTGCTGCGCCGATGTGGACGATGGGACGACCGTCATTCGGTAGCCGATCATTGTTGTGTCAATGTCGGCATGGGCATGGCTGACGGCACGCACTGTGGTTACGCCAGTGCCAAATAGTGTTGCCAGCGGAGTGCCGACACTATTGGCAAGCTGCATGATTGACCCCGAATCATTGGGAAAGCTGTTGCTGTGTGGTGCCTCAATAATCAAGCGGTTGTCCTCGGCCCGTGCACAGTTGTGGTACTGGGCCAAGGATGCGTAGGCCGCATCTGCCGCGATTGCGGTGTTGATGGCAGCAGCAACCGCCTTGGCCGTGGTCAGGCCATTGACTGCAATCGCCGCGCTGGTTCCTCGGTTGTCGATGTTGAGCGTGATGGAGTCCGTTCCGCCAAAGCTGAACGGGCCAGCAATACCGCGCGCATATGCGGGCGCGGGGTTTTTACGTGGGGGAACTGTAAACAGCATCTTGGCAACGCCAACCGTGCCGCCGTAGGCCGGATGCGACGATACAAAGGTTTGGCCGATGTTGTTGCCGTCACCCATGCCGTTATGAATGGCGTACAGATTGAGACGCACGCTGTTGGCGCTGCCCCAGTTCGACAAGTCCATAAACATACCGAGCGAGTACGTTTTACCCGGCTCCAAGGTCAGCATGCAGCCAATAGGCGTTTTGTTGGATCCAAGCGCGCCCACTGTTTGCAGGGTCAGCGCACCGTCTGCGATCGCGGCCTGTGCCCAGTCGGATGACGATGTACTGACCGCCCAGCCGGGCATTGCCATGCCGCCGTTACCTTGCAGCACGGTAGTGATGCCAAGGATGTTGTTGGAGCGGCCATTGCGGAACTTGGGGTTGAACACCAAATTGCTCGGGGCACGTTTTTTGAGCCGGTAGTATTCCGCTTCGGTGGGCGCAAGGATCTCAATCCGTCCAGCATCGCGCAGTGCAGCGGCATATTTGACTTCGCGCACGTAGGGGCCTTCGTCTTGATCGGCGCTGCTGGTGTAGAGCGATGGGCTTTGTACGTTGAGCGTATAGCCTGATGCATCGTTTGGCGTGGGGGTACACAAGTGGTTAAGCCAGTTGACCACCCAGCCGTCCCCATCACCCAGCGCATCAATGACCGCCAAAACATCGGACTCTGTGTAAGGAGTGGACGACGCCGACGCAGAGATAGACGTAAAGTGCCCGGTGAACTTGCCCGCATGATTGGCGGGCATGGCGTGGGGAGAAATGCCCGAATACAACTCGGCGTAAGACCGGTTGCCGCGCCACGATACATGCTCGTCCGCAATTTCTTCGGTGTGCCATGGCCAGAAACGCCCACCAGATTGCGCAAAAGAATTGAGAGTGAGGCCGTAGAGCGAAGCCGCACGTTCTTTTGTCGCTTTGATCTGCCGCAGGAAGGTGTAGTTGTGGCCGATACCACCAGAGCATTGAATGCCGTAGTGGTTGATAGAGCGCGCCTGCCCGATGCGGTGCAAGCCAGTGCCCAGTTCGTCACCAAAGCAGTACGTTTCTCGCTGCTTTTGTCCGGGGTTGAGGGCCGACGAACCAGCCACTGTTTGGGCGGCGTAGCCGTTGTCCATCACCAAAGCAGTCAGTCCGGTGACGTTGAGAGCGTTGATGGCTGTGACAATAGCAGTAAGCGTTGTCGATGTAGATTGAGCAATCAGGCGTGCGCCGTCCGCGAAGATGCTGAAGAAGTTTGATCCATCGTTAACGCTGATGGAAACATCCTTGTAGGCCGTCCCAGAATAGCGGATCATGATGCCGCCAGACAGAGCAAATCGCTGGTTGCTGTTTGTGGTATCACTACCACCAAGCGAAACGACGCTACGCGCTGCGTTCAGAGGCATCATAGATGTAGATGGCTCTGTCCCTAGTAGCTCGGTTGCAATCTCGCAATTCCACCCAGCCAGCGCGGCGATGGCAGCACTCAAAGTTGCAAGCGTTGTGTAGGTTGCGAACGCGAAGTTTGTAGCGCCCGTAGTGGCTGTGCTTGTAGTTAGTTGCGTTGTGCTGACATTGACTGTTGGTGTAGCCTCGGCGCCTGTGTACCAGACACGGATACCTGTATTTGCCAACTCCCAAAAGTGCGCGTGTCGGGCGCCATGGCTGACAAACTCCACGCCTTGCGACTGCAATGTTTGCGCCTGCGCCACTGTCATCATTTCGGTCTTGCCCAGCGTTGCACCGTAGCCACTTGTATGCTCGGCAGACTCATCTGCGCAGATTGCCAGGTATGGGCGGATTCCAAGATCGGAAAACATCTTGCCAAGACCGTTATTCTCTGTGCCCCACCACTGCTTATACGGATGGTCGCCTCCCATAGTCAGTACAGACTTATTTACGGATGCAGGGGCTGTCGAGGGCATAACTCTACCCCCCGGCCCCAC